ACCCCATCGACCACTACTAGGATGCTAGTCTCATTCTCGCACCACTCGCCTGGGATGCGAGCGCGCACATCCTCGTACCCTCTCCACGCGTAATTAGCCCTGTCTTGGAAGACCGCTTCCACTACTGCCGCATCTTGTAGACCGTCGTCTTGGAACGGGTCTAGTTTATGCACCATCAGTTGGTAGCGTTTATGTAGCTGTTCTCTCGCATTGTCGAGGACTGCGTCGATACGTTTTGGTCCGATTTCTACTTTCATGATTCACTCCTTTGATTGAGGACAGCAGTTTGAACTGCTGTCCTGTGGTACTACATTAAAAGTCTGCTTCTGCGATATACAGAGTCTGACCGATGGGTGCGGTGATACCCTTGGTGTTCACACAAAATAGTACCGGCATCTCCGCCGCACCAGTCCAGTCGCCCCAGTCGTTGCCGACCTGCCCGTCAGTTAAGACAACGGCGGCAACGTAGTCCAGTTTTGGCTTTTGTTCTTTAATCCAATCCGTGATGCACGATGGGGCAGTACCTCCACCTCCGACAATCTCCTTAATCTTTTCGATCATCGTTGGGTAGTCCTCCGGCACGAAGTGATGCACCACTTGCACCTTGGTATCCCACCACATAAAGTCCACGAAGTCAGGCACTACGTCTTCGATGATAGCCTTCGCTTCGCCCAAGAAACCTGCGAGCTGATTGCCTGACCAAGTAGACCCAGAGGCATCACCTGCTAGCAACAACCCACCGATAGTTTCAGACACGGTGCTAGGCAGATACATACCTGACGATACCCAACGGCGATTGATACGCGACCACGATGAGCTATCCCGTCCTTTAGTAACAGACTTGATAAACTCGGCGAGAATCTCTTGCCAACGTATCTGTGATTCCAGTACGTCATCCAAACGATTCTTTGAACCGCCGCCGTTCTTACCTGCGAGCAAACCACCTTGACGGATAGCCTGTTCGATATCCTTCTTCAGCTCATCCTTCTCCTCTTGGGTCAACGCTTCAGCACCTTCGATATCGTGCTCGTCCATTGAACCTTGTTCGTCGCCCGCAGTTGGGTTGCCATCACCCTGCCCTTGGTCAGGCGCGCCCTTGCCCTTACCTTTACCCTTGCCGCTACCTCCGCCATTCTGCATCAGGTCATCGAACACTTGCTTCGTTGACCACCCGCGATACTTGGTGTCGTAGCACGCGCCGTCAATCAGCTTGATGAAACCCTCACCGTCATCACCATCCATGATGCGCAGATTCACAACGTGGTCCATCGCGATGTTGCACAGCTTTGGGTCTTTCTTCGACAAGAAGGCATACGTTGTCAGCTGACGCAACGCCTTGTGCTCACACTCGTGCAGTATCAAGAACCGTATCTCTGCATCGGTGAGGGTGGATACGAACTGCTCGCCAAACCACACATCTCGCCCATTAGTACACGCCGTAGGTATGTCCTTCCGCACACCGAACTCCCCCATCATCAGTATCCCTGAGTAGAGGCACCAACTCTGGTGCGACATGAGAGCCATACGCCCTCTTTGCAATCTCTGCAGCACTGTGTATGTAGCCATTTGATCATCTCCTTATATGTAATTTACGTTTCGCTACTTGATACGCCTCGCCAGCCTCGGCTACCGTTTTATAAGTACCTAGACCATACCGCTTACCACCTACCTTTATCGCTGCTGTGAACCCAGCACCGTTCATGGACACACCTAGCACACCGGTCTTACTGTTCTTATGCGCTCGGTGTTGGTTCTGCATGTTGTGGGCGTGGGTTACATCCCGCAGGTTACATACACGGTTGTCTAACTTAACCCCATTGATGTGGTCTATCGACCCCGCAGGCCAACACCCGTACACATACAACCACGCAAGCCTATGCGCTTGATAGTTGCGCTTGTCTATGCGTACCTGCAAGTACCCTCTACCCACAATACTCCCCGCCGCGCTTCCTACCACGATGTGCAGGTTCGTAGCCTTGCGCCAAGTGAACACGCCCGTATCTGCATCATATGCGAGCACCTCTACCAACCTATCGTGTGTAATCATAGAACCTCCAATGTCATGTCGTGCCAACACTATAAGTTATTGTAAAGGCTTTGGCAAGTTCTCGTGTATGGTAGTTGCGGGGTTCGCGTCAATACTCCTCTTGTTTGATTAACTTCATCGTTGCCATAATCAACCCCATGTCCCACGTTATGGGCTTGTCGTACACTACAGTCGGGTTGAACTCCTCGACTGCGCGCAGGGTGTTGCACTCGTTGTAGTCCTGCCCCTGCACATACTCACCGCGAATGAACGCGCGGTACAACGTCAGCACACCGTGCCTGTCAGGATACAGATGCCGACCAGTAAGGAATTGGTACCGCCCGTCCAACTGCGCACTCGCAATAGGCGCAGGGTATGCGGTCGCTATGTTCTTGTCGTTGATAGAGTAGAACTTGTAGCCCGAGAACTCGAAATCGAAGCGGTCATCGATCTTGAACATACGCACATCACGGATGAGCATGAGTCCACCTGATGCTAGCTGACGAGCACTCGCCGCGTCCCAACACTCCAACAGTTCGTTGTACAAGCGAGGCACTTGACGCACCCCGTTCTTCTGTATGTCCTTCCACGATTGGTTAACAGAAAAAGTTTTGAAAGCCATGATCATCTCCTTAAATATTGATTTCCATACTACGACTAACATCGACGTAGTTGTATGCTTCATCACCGTAGAACAGACGCTCGACGTCATCGCTGTCCTCACCTATGCGACAGAACGATACGCAGTTGTCGCCACCCTCGGCATCACACATCGCACCGAGTTCCTCCACGAACTTCATCGTGCTGTCTACCCACGATGAGCCCGAGTACCACTTGATATCCTCCCACTCGAACAGCACCCAAGACGTGCGGTACTCTGGCTCGGACATCTTGAAGTTGCGTAGACAGGTGTGCTCTTGCCGACCCATCAGCGCCTCTTGGAACAACTCATTGTGCTCGGCATACTGCGCGAGCATCTCCTTCACCCGAGGGTGACGTGCATACAACGCGACTTCACTTCGATACCCCATGATTATCTCCTTTGATTACTAACCCCGTAGGGGTGTGGACAGCAGGTTGAACTGCTGTCCTGTGGTACGCTTACGAAAATATCCAATGGCACGCAACGAGCGTCTCACGGAACTCCTTCACGCCCATCACCGCTTCGAGTTTGTTCTTGAACTGACGCGCCCACAACATCTTCAGTTCATCCTCGTAGCGGTAGAAGTACGAGGTGTATGCCTCGGCATTCTTCTTGTTCACGCGAGAGATAGACCCGAACAGCAACAGCAACTGCGCCGCCTTCGACTTCGGTATCTCGGTCTTGGTCGGATTCTTTTCGATCGCTTCCCAAGTAGGCAAGCTGTCGGCTACGTCCAAGATAGTGATGAACTCAGCCGCCGCGCTGACCCCGATGATGCCCTTGAGTGCTTCAAGAGTCAGGTCGTTGCCGAACTGTTCACGATGGTCGAGGATGAACCCCGCCTTCGCTAGCGAGCGTGGCGATACGAACGCCCCCGTATTACGTTTGGGGTTGAAGATGTATTCGTTCTCGCCCTTCGGGTCGTCCTTGTACGACTGCAACAGCTGAGGCATCTGGTGAACGACAGAGATGATGCCCCCGTTCACTTCATTGAGGATAGCCCACTCAATCCACTCCTCTTGCGTTGGCTTCGCCACGCTTATCTTACCGACACGATTGTTAACGTGCCCTTGCATGGAGTCGCCCACACCGTCCGATGCGTAGTTGCCGGTGCTGAACACGATGCTACCCTCTGGCAAGTCGAACTCACCGATGCAACGCTCAAGCACCAAGCGCGTGAACATAGGCTTGACCACGTTCGGTGCTTTGGACAGCTCGTCCAACATCACGACCTTCGGCTTGTTGGATTTGAGTTTCCACATCGCGCTTGGTGCGTAGTGCGTTACCCCGTCCGCCACATACGGCATGGCGAAGTCAGGCAAGTCAATCAACGGGCAGTCCACATACACGAAGTCATACTTGCTCTCACCCAACAACTTCTTGAGCATTTCGAGGATAGAGGACTTGCCGACCCCTGGCTCACCTTCGAGGTGAAACGCCACGTTGTTACCGCACGCAGTAATCAACTGCACGATTTGACGAAGGGAAAGGTCTTTTACTTGTGCTACTGTATTGGCTTTAGCCATGATTAAATCTCCTAATTGATTACGATTAAGGACAGCAGTTCAAACTGCTGTCCGAGGGTGCTACAAAATGATGCTTGTTCCTACAACCACACGCCCAACAGCAGTCCGAGTGCGAACACCAAGACGTACCATGCTACATTTATACGAACGATGTTCGGACGTTCCAGCTCACGATCGATAGACAACAGAGCACGCTCGCTACCTACGCGCAGTACCTGCGTTGTTTCGCCATAGTCCACGATAGCCAGTATGCCCAACGGCTCGGCATCGACAACATCGTTGGTGAACTCGGCGAGGCTACGCTTAAGTTCGTTGTGGAATTCTTCCTTACTGTTGCACTTGATTGTCCGTTCAGTCATGACGCACCTCCAATCGATCGATTTTGTCGTTAGCTGTCTTGTATGTGTCGTACAAGCGCAGTTCCTCCTGTGCGATAGCACACAGGTCTCCGTGCATATGGTAGAACTTGGCAGTTTGAATGCCTACTTGATGCTGTGCCGCGCGATGTTCCGCCTCATGACGGGCGATGACAAGCGACAGCGGTGCTACGGTATAGTCCAACGTCTTCATGATAATCTCCTTAAAATAAACGCAGTTGTGTGGGGCGTACTGGTGAAAGATAAGACCACTCGCGCCCCGCATCGAGTGCCTCCTTGAATGCTTGTATCCATGCAACGTACACGCGACCCTGCACTTGGCTAGTGCGTTTCATGCTCGCTCTCCTCGTTCTCACACGGGTGGAACGCCCAGTCAGCGGTACTGTCGCCGCAGAACTCCTGTATCCATTCCACCTGCACTTCGGACAATGCAAACCACATGGATGTGCGCCATGCGTACTGCAACCAGATGTTACGTTCCACCAAGATGTGCGGCTCGGTAGCGAACTGCGGTGTGTCGGCACGCACCAATCGATCGATGTGTGTCTTACCATTGACACGGTACTTGATGAGTTTCATGATGCCTCCTAGCGTTCAAAGAATGCTTGCTCGGCACGCTCTGTGAAGTCGAATACCGTTAACGCAACTTCAACGGTTGTTTGTTTCTGCGTGCGGGGCAAGGCTCGGATGCTTATCACCTCGACCCCGTTGATATCGATCTTAATCAGCTCGTAGCTGTGAATCATCACATCATACAAGTCCTTCATCTCGACCGCGTTGCCGCACACGAAGAAGTAACCGTCCATGTGCTTCCAGTATGCGTTCGTGCCGCCGACTAGTCGGACGCTGTTGCCAGAGAAAAGCTGTTCGTTCGAGGTGTGCTGTTTATCCTCGATGAGTGGGCGAATGTCGCCGACAAAGAACATACTGAACAGGTCTTGCTGATGTGATGCTATGTACGCCGAGCGTACCTCGTGTGCTGTTGCCATGATTCTCTCCTTAGATTAGTTAAGGACAGCAGTCCGAACTGCTGTCCGTGAAACTTGTTCGCACGTCAGGGTGCAGTGCCCTCGACATCGTGGTCGATGACAAGCCACACCACCTCCTCGTCTTCCAAAGGAACATACCGTTCCTTCGCCTCATCGCAGTTGCCGCTCTCGCTTACGCAGTTGAACTGCGCCTGACAGTTGTCGCATTTGTTTCCAGTCATGATTAACTCCTCAGTTTGTAAACCGACTACATCGGTAGTCGAACAAAGGACAGCAGTCCGAACTGCTGTCCATCGGGTATCGGAAGGGCTTACTTCTCCCATCCAATGTAACCATTATACAGGAGTATGACACCACTGTCAAGTAAACGATACCGTCGTTATTGGGGTTCAGAGGCGAACTACCTCGAAACTAAAATACGCACTTGCAATTTTTATAGTACCGAGTATTATGCGGTCAGCTGTTAACCAAAGGAGAACTATCATGGCTGATGTAGATAAGTGTGCGGACTGCGGCAAGCGTGGCGCTACGGTGTACAAGAAAGATAAGTGGGGGCAGGATGACTTGCGATCAGCGCCTCGGTGTACTCTGTGTGCTACGCACTCCGAGCTAGCGGTTGCGTATAAGAGGAAGTATTACACCCAAGCGTTCAAAGCAGATTGCCAACGCCGCGACCACGCACTGACCACCCGCGCCAAACGCAACCGCAAGGGCGCTAGGCATTGTCCGAACTGTCATGGGTATCGTAGCGCCGATGCGTTCCTCAAGGGCGCGGGCGCGTTCGGGCATTGCCATCTGTGCCGCGATATGGAAACAGCTCGCGCTCGTGGGGTGGGTGGTATGTCGACTGTGTTCCGAGCAGGTACGAAGAAAGAAATAATCGCAAAGGTGCGTGCCATGCGGGATGAGATAAATCGGGTTACTGCGGACGGGGTCGCCATAAGAGAAGCGTTGCGGGTAGAACGCAACCTGCTCGACCACATAAACCAACTCCGCAAAAAGTTGGATATGCCTCGCGAACGGATGTTACGAGAGGGGGTAAACCTGACCACCATAAGCAAGCTCGTCACGCAGTACGAGCAGAAGTTAGAGGACTTCCGCGAGCGGACGTGGTTGAAAGAAGGGGACGCTGAGTATGCACAGAAGGTATCCGAAGCCCGCCGCGTAGCGGGGACGCAGGACGGCGAAGGTCAGGGTAAGCATAGCTCACTGGGCAAGGCTATTGCGAGGAAGTTAGCCGAGATCGAAGGGGCGAGCCATGAGTGAACCGAAGCTTGTTCCTACCACCTGTGCCTGTTGCGGTCAGGTTAAAGAAGCCCGCGAGTATCGCATCAGTCATAAACACCATAAGGACTTCCGATACATCGGCACGGACGGCAAGGTTAAGTATCAGCCCGATACATGGAGTAGTGAGTGTCGGGTTTGCCGCGCAAAGAGAGCAAAGCGGGAGGCGTATGCTTTGAAGGTGGAGAATGCTAGGTCGTTTGCGCGTATAGAGCATCGAGAGGTGGTTCGGGAGGTGCGGGCGGCGGCAAAAACGGATGAGTTGTTGCGTTTGTCAAGGCTGAAATTTGCGAAGTCGCAGTACCTAAAAGCTATCGCGGTTGACAAACAGCAGCTGAAGCGCATGGATGCGAGAGATCGCAAACTACAAAATACTGCAAGATTAGAAAAAGCTAGGGCTGTTCGTAACGACCACATCCTCGCAATCACCTTGCAGTATCAGCAGCAACTCATTGATATACAAGAAGGAAGGCGTCCCGAGCCTCTAAATAAGAGCGATAGCGGCGTATCTACGAAAGGGTGATTTGTGGTTACGCCTTATTCTATATAGGCGGAAGGGGTGAAATGGGGTGTTTTTGGGGGCGTGGCGGGTTCGGGGTAGTTACGCTCTCAAACCCATTGGGCAATGAGCCTACTTTACAAAATAAGGGTTCGTGTCGCCATGTTAACGAAGTAGGATATTTGAACGAGGTGTCTTTCGGCTCCTCCATTTCGATCTTTTCTTCCTGCTAGCACTTTACAATCCCCGCCTCGCTTTCCGCCCTCTAAAAATATATATTTACCCTCTTACTATATATTTATATTAATACTACTACTACTAAACACCACACCACCCATGCCCTGACTACATCCCATGCCCGACCTTGCACGAATTCGGGCGTAACATTGTCTACACGCCCCGTGCCTATTGGGTTACAGAGGCACCAAACGTAACCGTCGTCGTAACGCCCAGTTTCACCTATGGACAGCAGTTCAAACTGCTGTCCTTCCATTACTATCTTTACACACGCGCGGCAAGCCCTCGGCAGGTCGGGAACAAGTGTTCCTGCGGACAGCAGTTCAAACTGCTGTCCTTCGTCCCGTGGCTACGCCACGCGGCGCGCGCTGTCGCGCGTGCGAACGCACACCTGCGGCATCAACACTTGTTCCTTCGATCTCAAAACGCGGGCGCAAAAAAAAAGGACAGCAGTTCAAACTGCTGTCCTATGCCAAAACGCAGGCGCAAAAAAACCCCACCCTTTCGGGTGGGGTTAGTGGGTTACTTATTCTGCCGTTTCTTCTTTGAAGGTCTGGATGAATGCCGCGAATGCCGCCAAACTGCGAGGCAATGCGCCATCGGAATACTTGCCGTCCTTTACTTCTTTCGGAAAGGCTAGGACATTAAAGCCTGTTGTGCCTTCAAGCTTTGATGCTACTGCCTTTTGCTGTGCCTTCTGGTCTTTCGTTTCATCACGCTGTTCAGCGTACCGAACTTCAGCGAGTTCGGCTAGCTCGCCTTCTCTCCACTTGCGTCCGGCTTCAGCCTTTTTCAGCTCAGCTTTGATTTTAGTCAAAGCGCGCTGTTTTGCCTTAACATTGGCGGCGATAGCGCGCGCCTTCTCAGCCTTTTCGCTATCGTCCAGTACCTGAGCAGGTGGAGTCCATCCGTCCGCTTTCATACCGCGGATTAGGGTATCCGCTATTGTCTTTGCCGTGGATGCTGTACTAACCCCACTAGCAAAGATTTTATCAGCGCAGTAGGTAACACGGCGGCGATACTCGGCATAGGCAAGCTTGTTACCCTTGATACCTGATGCTATGCCATCACGCACAGCTTTACGCAGTGAGGCGTATGCGGCGTCCTTGCTTACGTTTGCCTGTTCTATTGCACTGATATAGGACTGGACGGCTGAGCCCATGTTCTTAGTGCGGATAACTTCGTTCTTTGTGTTTGCGTTTTTCATAGCTGATAATCTCCAGTAATATGTAGCAGGTAACAAGGCATAACCCTATGGTGTTGCCCCTACTTGCTACAGTTCCCATAGTATAGAATGCGTAGCATGATGCAAGTCTGGACAGCAGTTAGACCTGCCGTCCATCGTCATGGGCGCGACCCACCGTAGGGGCATCACCCCTTTTTCTGACTTTGTGTGCGCTCCCTTTAACCCTGAGTTTTGCATAACCAACCTACTTAATGTCAAGTCACTTTACAAACCCCGACATGTAAATTTACATGTCGCCCATAAACACCCCCGCCATCGGAATTCCGAGGTCGATCAAAAATATTTTTATAAATTTGGGAAATCGGGTACGATGCCGTATCGCAACCCAGGCTGCGCAGAATGCAAACCCCACTGTCTCACCTCTTAGACCTACCCGAAGATCTTGGTGCATACGAACCGTTGATCGAACGCGCACCTATGGAACGCCTGATCAGGGCCCCGGCCAATGCCCGGGATGAGATCAAAGCTCGTGCTGAATCTGTTGCATCCATGCTGTCTCACGGACTTGAAGTCGATGTCGACGAAGAGGAGGAAACGGAGGCGCTTGTCCAGTTCAACCGGGAGGTGCAACAACTACCGATCTCCTCTGCATCCTTTCACAGACCCGCAGTCGTCCTTAAGCTTGCAGGACTCTTATCCGAATACGACCACGAGGTGGTGCGGGACGCAGTCCAGATGCGACAGTACGTGACGAACCGACTGCTCGAGGAGTCCGACCCAAAGATGCCAGCCAGTCAACGGATGGCCGCGCTGAAGCTCCTGGGAACCATAACAGAGGTAGGCCTCTTCACTGAACGCAGTGAAGTGACGGTGAAACAGTTGCCGACGGAGAACTTGGAAGCCGCTTTGTACGCCAAGCTCAAGACCCTGCTTCCGACGGAAGTCGAAGTGCAAGACGTGACGCCAGTGAGCCAGCCCGATGCTTAGTACGTTTTCGGCGGAGCAGTTGGCTTCCATCATGGCTAACCTGCATAAGCTTCCGCTCGCGGAGCAGACAGAGGCGTTGGAGTTGATACAGGAACTGCAGAAGCGCAACAGTGCCAATAAAGCTAAGACTTCTCTTCTCGCCTTTGCCCATCACGTAGCCCCCGTACTGCAGATCGAAACGGAACCCAAGGTATTCATGGTCGGGCCGCACCACCGACAGCTGGCACGTCTGATGGATGCGGTAGCCCGCGGGGAGAAGAAGCGGATCCTGATCAGCGTCGCTCCTCGTATGGGTAAGTCGCTCATGTCGTCCTATCTGTTCCCAGCGTGGTATCTCGGGCAGTTCCCCAACCGGCGCATCATCATGGCATCACACACCGGGGACATGGCGACCGGCTTCGGCCGTAAGGTGCGAGATCTGATCAGTACGACTGAATTCCAAGAGGTGTTCCCAGCCGTCAGCCTCAAAGCGGACAGCAAAGCGGCGGGTCAGTGGGCGACGAGTGGCGGCGGTGAGTACTACGCGGTCGGTGTTGGTGGCGCGCTAGCTGGACGTGGTGCGGACCTGGTCGTGGTCGACGACCCGTTCTCCGAGCAGGCGGTCATATCAGGGAATACTGATGTGTTTGAAGACGCGTGGACCTGGTTCCAGTCGGGTCCTCTGCAACGGCTATCGCCTACCGGCGCGGTGGTCATCATCCACACTAGGTGGAACAAAGGCGACCTGATCGGCAAGCTCATCGACCAGATGACGAAGAACCCGGACTCCGAGCAGTGGGAGGTAGTGGAGTTCCCAGCCATACTGAACGAAGATACGCCAGAGGAGAAATCACTGTGGCCAGAGCGCTGGCCCCTAGACCTGCTCAAGCAGAAGAAGGCTGTCATGGCACCGTTCCTGTGGAACGCCCAGTACATGCAGAACCCCACCGGCGAGGCTGGTGCCCTGATCAAACGCGACTGGTGGAAGGACTGGGACCAGGAAGACCCGCCCGACTGCGAGTACGTCATAATGAGTATCGACGCGGCACAGGAAGCACACAACAGAGCCGACTTCAACGCCTGCCAGGTGTGGGGTGTGTTCTTCAGAGACCCTGAGACGGGTAGAGGCGACCCAGTGGCCAACATCATACTGCTCGACGCTTGGAAGAAGCGCATGGAGTACCCTGAGCTCAAGAAGACCATGATGGCCGAGTATGAGAAGTGGGAGCCAGATGCGTTCGTGATCGAGAAGAAGAGTTCCGGCTCAGTGCTGTTCCAGGAGTTCCGCAACGCTGGGCTGCCAGTCTCAGAGTTCACCCCAGGCAAGGGTCAAGATAAAATCGCCCGCGTCAACAGTGTTTCTGATATATTTGAGTCAGGACTCGTCTGGGCTCCTATGGGTCGGCGTTGGGCGCAGGAGGTTGTCGAAGAGTGTTCTGACTTCCCCGCAGGCGACCACGACGACCAGGTCGACGCCATGACCCTAGCGCTCCGGCGCTTCAGAACGGGCGGCTTCATCCGCCTGCCGACGGACGAGCCAGACGAAGAGTCATATGGCAAGATCAGACGGAAGTATTACTAAGGACACCCCATGATATTCAAATCCGTAGGTGCAGGTTCAAGCAAGCAAACCCCCGTCGATGGCGAAGAGAACATCGAAGTGATCCTGCCTTCGGAAGAGGGCGACGAGGAGCTCCCAGAGGACTTGTCCGCGGAAGCGATCGAGGGTGAGTTCTACTCGAACCTCGCAGAAGCCATCGATCCTAAGATCCTAGCTTCCATTGCTGACGAATGCGAAGAGCTATACCAGAACGATCTGAACTCCCGTAGCGATTGGGAGAAGATGTATGAGGAAGGTATCAAACTGCTGGGCCTCGGCATCGAAGAACGTACAGAGCCTTGGGATGGAGCATGCGGTGTCGTGCATCCGTTGATGGCCGAAGCGGCGGTCAAGTTCCAGGCTGAAGCCATAACCTCCACTTTCAGTGCGCAGGGCGTCTGTAAGAGCCAGATCATCGGAAAACTCGATGATATCCGCATCAAATCAGCCAAACGAGTCGAAAACGACATCAACTGGCGCCTCACAACACAGATGAAAGAGTACCGTCCAGAGCATGAACGCATGCTGTGGAACCTCGCAATCATGGGTTCGGCCTTCAAAAAGGTGTATTTTGACCCTAGTTTGGGTCGCCAAACGTCTGTTTTCGTGTCCGCAGAGGACTTAGTGGCCCCTTATGGGTCGACAGACATGTCTACGGTGCCTCGTATCGCGCATCGCATGCGGAAATCACCGAATGACGTGAAAAAGCTGCAAGTCGCTGGTTTTTACCGTGACATTGAGCTGCCGGAACCGACAAAAAGCTCTCGCCAGAGCGCAAAAGACAAGATTACGGGCATTTCAGCGATCGATGACGACCGTCACGAGCTGATCGAGATGCACTTGGACCTCGATATCGAGGGTTATGAGGACATAGACGCTGACGGCAACGAAACAGGCATCATGTTGCCGTATGTGGTGACGTTCGACCTGCAGTCGAAGGAGGTTCTCTCTATATATCGCAACTGGAAGATCGATGATGAGACTAAAACGAGGGCGCAGCATTTCGTTCACTACATCTACATCCCAGGCTTTGGCTTTTATGGGATGGGGCTTGTGCATCTTGTCGGCGGCTTTGCTAATTCTGCAACTTCTTTGCTTCGTCAGCTTGTTGATGCTGGTACGTTGGCTAACCTCCCGGCTGGTTTCAAGACTAAAGGCATCCGTGTTCAGCGAGACAGCGACCCCCTCCAGCCAGGTGAGTTCCGAGACGTCGACGTCCCGTCCGGGAACCTCCGAGACAACCTGATACCACTCCCGTTCAAAGAGCCTAGCCAGACACTGTTGGCGTTATTCAATGAGATCGTCGAAGAAGGTCGTCGCATGGCGGCGGTGTCCGACGTGAACGCAGCGGATATGAACCAAGAGGCGCCGGTTGGCACCACACTGGCTATCCTCGAGCGCAGTATGAAGGTGATGTCCGCCATCCAAGCGCGCCTGCACGCAGCGTTGAAGGAAGAGCTTGCGCTGATCAAAGAGATCGTGAAGGACCAACTACCTGATGAGTACGACTACGATGTGGACGAGGGCCGGCAGGTCAAGCTGTCCGACTATGCTATCGTTGATATCATCCCAGTGTCAGACCCCAATGCGGCTACGATGTCTCAGCGCGTGGTGCAGTATCAAGCGGTGAGCCAGATGGCCGCTGCGAACCCAGGTATCTACGACCGTGTAGAGCTGGATCGCCAGATGCTCGAGGTACTGGGTATCAAGAACATCGAGAAGATCATCCCCGCTTCCGGCGAACAGACTCCGAAGGACCCGATCACGGAGAACATGAACATCATCATGGGCAAGCCTGTGAAGGCGTTCGCGTATCAAGACCATGAGGCGCACTTGAAGGCGCACATCGCGGCTCAGCAAGATCCGAAGATCCAACAGCTGGTAGGCCAGAGCCCGAACGCACAGATCATAGTGGCGGCGGCGACAGCGCACATCAACGAGCACGTTGCGCATGAGTATCGTAGACGTATCGAAGAACGCCTGGGCGCACCGTTGCCAGCAGGGGACGAGAAGATATCTCCTGAGGTCGAGAAGCAGTTGAGCGTGGTCATGGCTCAAGCGGCGCAGCAGCTCTTGCAACAGCACCAGACTGAAGCGGCGCAACAAGCGGCGGCAGAGGCGGCTAAAGATCCTATCGTCCAGCAGCAAGCCAAGCAGTTGGAGAACGACGCGGAGAAGAACCGCATCAGTGAGAAGAAGATCGATGGTGACCATAAGCTCGGCGCGATGAAGATCTTGGCTGATGCAGGCAAGCTCGACAAGACGTTGGAGCATGACTTGCAGATGCAGGCTAACGACATGCTGGCCAAAGCGGCTGAGTTCGATGCTAGCCAAGCGGCGGCGGGTAAGAGTCCTGAGGCGCACCAGCTAGAGCTGCAGCAGAAGCATGAGGCTCACCAGCTGAGCCTGGCGCAGCAGAAACAACAGCTGGCTCACGCCGGTGATCAGCACGGTCAGAAGCTATCCCATCAGGACGAGGCACACAAGCAGAAGATGAAGCACGCGGAAGAGCAGCGCATGTTGGCAGCGGCGGTGAATGCAGCTAAGCCCCATATGAAAGATGATAAGAAGGAATCTAAATGAGCGTAGTCGCCCTAGCGCGTGTCGTTCGTGACGAGTTGCAACAAGACCTGCAGGGTGTCGAGCGCGGCATCCTGTCCGGTGTGAAGGACAAGGACGAGTACTGGATGCTCGTCGGTAAGCGGCAAGGGCTTCAGCAAGCCCTGGCTGTACTGGACGCACAAGTCCAGCGGTTCGACCAAGACGATTGAGGTACCGCACTCACCCGGCGGCTTACGGGTGCTGAGAAGGAGATGTAGATGAGCGAGCTCATTTTGCCAGACCATCTGGTGGATAAGACGAAAGACGTTGCGCGTGAAGCTATCCAAGGCGACACCACAGAAGAGAAAGACGATAAGCTGGCTAGCCAGCTCCCGGCCCCCTGCGGCTATAAGATCCTCGTAGGACTTCCCAAGATCGAAGAAAAGTACCAGAGCGGTATCCTCAAGGCTGACGCCATTGTGCGCCAGGATGAGATCGCGACTGTGGTCGGCTTCATCATCGAGATGGGCCCAGACTGCTACAAGGATGAGGCCAAGTTCCCCAACGGCCCGTATTGTAAGAAGGGTGACTTCGTGCTGATGCGTGCCTATTCCGGCACCCGCTTCAAGCTGCATGATGTCGAGTTCCGTTTGGTTTCGGACGACACGATTGAAGCCGTCGTGCAGGACCCCCGAGGGTTTACCCGTGTGTGACGAAGCGCGTCGGAAATCCAATCGCGAAGCCGTCGATCGGTATCAGGCAAAGAACGCCGACCTTGTGCGCGAGCGTAATCGCTTACGTATGCAGCGGTATCGTAGAGAGCGCGCGGCGGAGGCTCGGGCGTATGATCAGGAGTACCGAGCAACTGCGAAGGCCAAGGACACCCGCGCGGCGTACCGTGACCGCACTAGATCTATTGCTAGGGCTAACAGTTTGGCTTGGCAGAAGGCTAACATGGCAAAAGTTGCTGCTTCCTCCGCTAGACGTCGAGCGAACCGGCTGCAGGCTACACCTAGGTGGCTATCTGCTGACGATCTGTGGATGATCGGAGAGATGTATGATTTAGCTTCGCGCCGCACGGCATCCACGGGGTTTGCGTGGCATGTGGATCACATCATACCCTTACAAGGGAAACAGGTTCGCGGTCTACACGTCCCGTGGAATCTGCAGGTAATACCGGCGGTGTTAAACCGACGTAAACAGAATCGTGTCGAACTAGAGTGAGGATTTAATATGGACAACCTACCAAGTGAGCAAGATACCCTAAAGCGCGATCCAGCTATGTCTAATGACGAAGTTGAGGTCGTGGTCGATGAAGGGCTCGAGCTAGAAGTTATCGACGACACGCCTCCCGAGGACAGAAATAGAAAGCCAGTCCCCCCTGAGGAGGCAGAACCGACTGAAGAGGAAATGGAGCAGTACTCGGAGGCCGTTAAGCGTCGTATCAGCAAAATGAAGCATTCTCTGCACGATGAGCGTAGATCTAAAGAGGCGGCCGCTCGTGAGCGTGATGCAGCTATCGCCTACGCCAAGCAGGCTATGGCGGAGAAGAAGGCCATCGAAGATCGTTTCACTGTAGGCGAAGAGGCGTTCATCGCGCAGACCAAAGAGAAGGTCGATATGACGATGGCGGAGGCCAAGCGCGCGTACAAGAATGCGTACGAGATCGGTGATGCTGACGCTATGGCTGACGCGCAGGAGAAGATCTCTGCCGCAGCTCTGGAGCGCCAACGCGCGGATGATTGGGCGAAAGGTGCAGCACAGCGTAAACAAAATGCTGGACAACAGCAAAACTCCATGCTACAAAGCGACCAATCGTCACAGGTTGCTGCCCCAGAGCAGGATCCAGACGCATCTGAATGGGCCTCCAAGAATCGCTGGTTCGGTCAAAACAAAGTTATGACTGGCGCGGCTTACGGAGTTCACGATGAGCTAGTATCTGAAGGTATCGATCCCGGAGTTGATCCGAAGACGTACTACAAGGAACTGAACGCTCGCATGCGTGAAGCATTTCCCAACCACGAGTGGGGCGATGCACCAAAGCGAAAAACCACGTCAGTTGTCGCACCGGTCAATAGGACCTCCAAGACAGCTACACGCGTAACACTCACACAATCACAAGTCGCCGTCGCGCGCCGTATGGGGATCACTCCTCTACAGTACGCTATCGAACTTGCTAAACTGGAGAAATAACATGGAAACCACAAAGCGTTTGTCCCGTAATCTAGAAGCTCGCGACAACAGCACTCGTCAACGCCAATGGAAGCCCGCAGATCTTTTGCCGGAACCAGCTAGACAAGAAGGGTGGGAGTACAAGTGGATCCGTAAATCGATCCTCGGTGTATCAGATCCAACCAATATGTCACGTTCATTGCGTGAAGGTTGGGAACCATGCCGATTGGAAGACCACCCCGAGATGATGCTCGCAGTGGACGGAGACGCGAAGAACTCTGGCTTGATTGAGGTGGGCGGATTGATCTTGTGCAAGATGCCGGAAGAGATGTTCAACCAGCGTCAGCAGTACTACATGGACCAGGCTTCTGGTCAGATGGAGTCAGTCGATGCGCAAGTCGATCGAGAGAATGACCCCCGTATGCCTCTTTTCAAAGAGCGTCAGACTAAGGTCACGTTTGGGAACGGTAAGTAAGAGCAGGTGTGATTGCTACCGTTGTTTGTTTTTGATTTTTAACTGAAAGGAAATACGATGGCAATCACAACTGGATACGGCTTCAAACCAGTACAGTTGCTGGGCGGCAAAGCTTTCTCGGGTGGTACCATCCGCGAATTCCCAGTCACCGCAGCAGCGGCTACCAATCCCATCTGCACTGGTGACTTAGTCACTGCGGCGCTTGGCGTTGTCTTGACCGTGGCTACAGCTCCCGCTGCAGGCACATTGAGCACCAACACCCCAATCGGCGTATGTGTAGGCGTTCGTTACACTGACCCAGTGATGAAGCAACCACTGCACGGCCAGTTCTTGCCAGCAACATCTACTGGCTACACGAACATCTTCGCTAAAGTGGTGGATGATCCTGATGTCTTGTTCCAAGTTCGCTACGAAGGTACGCTGACTTCTGCAAACATCGGTCGTAACTGTACCGTGACCTACGCAGCAGGTAGCACAACTACCGGCAACTCGTTGGCCTACGCAACAGGTATGGCTACAACCGCAACTCTGCCTTTCCGTATCGTCGACATCGTCGGCAGCTCTACGGACGTGAACGGCGCAGCTGTAACCGACATCATCGTCAAGTACAATGCGAACACACACGCATACCACTTGGCAACCGGTCAATAAGGAGAGTAACTCATGGCTATTTCACGCTCGCAACTACTGAAAGAACTGCTCCCCGGCTTGAACGCGTTGTTCGGTCTGGAGTACAACCGCTACGGTGAAGAACACAAAGAGATCTACGAAATTGAGAACTCTGAGCGTTCCTTTGAAGAGGAAGTCAAGTTGGCTGGTTTCGGCGCAGCTCCGGTGAAAGCCGAAGGCGCTGGTATCACTTACGACGCTGCTCAAGAAGCATACGTAGCACGCTACACACACGAAACCATCGCAATGGGCTTCGCGATCACTGAAGAAGCAGTTGAGGACAACCTCTACGACTCTTTGTCTGCTCGCTACACCAAAGCACTGGCTCGCGGTATGGCGTACACAAAACAGGTCAAGGCTGCATCCATCTTGAACAACGCTACTTCTGGTTCGTTCCTGTATGGCGACGGCGTTTCTCTGTTGTCTACTGCTCACCCTCTGGTGAATGGCTCTACTAACGCGAATCGTCCAGCAGCTCACGCTGACTTGAACGAGACTTCGTTGGAAGCAGCTATCATCGCGATGGCGAGCTGGACTGATGAGAAGGGTCTGTTGATCGCAGCTCGCCCACGCAAGTTGATCGTTCCGCCAGCACTGCAATTCGTTGCATCTCGCTTGTTGGACGGCAGCAAAGCTGAGCGTCCTGGCACCTCTGATCGTGACATCAACGCACTGTTGACTAACGGCGCTATCCCGCAAGGCTACGCCGTTAACCATTGGTTGACTAACACCACTCAGTGGTTCCTGTTGACTGACGTTCCAAACGCACTGAAGCACTTCGTTCGTGCTTCCGTGAAATCGGAAATGTTGGGCGACTTCGAGACAGGAAATGCCCGCTACAAGGCACGCGAACGCTACTCGTTTGGTGTGTCTGATCCGTTGGGTATCTACGGGTCCGCGTGAGCCTCAGCGGATAAGCAGCAGAAGCAAGAGACAAGCCCTATCTCTAGGGCTTGTTTTTTCTCAGTGTTTAGGGTACAGTGACCCTGTGACTACTTACAGGAGGCGGATATGAAAGACCAGATGCCTGAAGATTTCGTGAAAGCGGTGCGAGCCAAGGTGGGCCCCACTTATGACCTGAGCCAGGTGGTGTACCTGCACTCTAGGAAGAAGGTGCATGTGATATGCCCCAAGCACGGGGATGTGTACCCAGAGGCTAGCGAACTACTGCAGGGGCATGTGTGTCGAGCATGCGGTAACGAGAAGCGACGGAAACCTATGGCGGTGTTCAAAGCGGAAGCTACCGCATTACACGGTGGAAGATACAACTACGACCACCTGGTCGAGGTAAAAAACAACCGAGAGAAGTTCACGCTTGTCTGCCCTGATCACGGCAGCTTTCAGACTAATATGCTCAAGCACTCACAGGGGCAAGCGTGCCCAAAGTGCGGAATCGCGCGGCGAAGCGCAGGGCGACTAAACTCTCAGGAGAAAGCGATAGCTACCCTAGAGGCTGCGGCCCTCGGAGACTATGACTTCTCGGAGTTTGTATTCACCGGCACGCAGAAGAAGGGTTGGGTAACCTGTCGCAAGCACCAGCATCGGTTTGAGATGACATACGCGAACCTGACACAAGGGCACGGGTGCCCTAAGTGCGGGCACGAGCGCAACGCGGCGGGCGCCACTGCGAGGGGGACTGCGGGAATGCGCTCGCTGGCGGGGGCTAAGTGGACTGTGAACACCCCCGAGGGGGTAGTAAAAGCAGGATCCTCTTGGGAGGTGCTGGTGTATCGGTGGCTGACAACGAGGTACCCAAACACTAAGACCCAGTTATACATAAAGACGCATCTCGGTGGCTATATGCCAGACTTCTATATCCCCGAGCGGGATCTGTACGTAGAGGTAAAAGGGCGGGAGATTACGGTTGGTCAGGAGGCGAAGCGCGCCACCCTCAGTAACGTCGCGCATATACACCCGGCAGACATGCTAACTATATTCTCGAAGCACTGGTACACCCCACCCGCGTGGGGGCGTGAGCTAGACCAAACCCAGCGCAACGAGAAGCTGAACGCCGCGGACCTGGGGGTTCTCCCTGATGTGGACGAGTGGTTGCGGTCGAAAGGCTTCTAGCGTAGTATACCACCTGCTTCAACCTCCCCGGGGTCCCCCAACCCCAACTCGCCCCGACTAGATTCGGGGCTTTTTTTGTTGACGCTACATATAAACGCGGGTATAACAGGCGCATTCGAGACACATGCGAACCTAGACCGGCTCGACGGACGTGTAAGAGACTAGGTTCTGCTTAAACTTACAGGAGCATTATCATGGCAAAGACAACTTTCAGCGGTCCACTCAAAGTCGGCACGATCAAATCTGGTACAGGCGTGAACGCAGGCACCCCCACTCTGATGCAGAAAGTGTATTTCGTACCGACAGCTAGCATCACATCTAGCATCGGCGAAGACGGCACCACCCTGGCTACATACAACGGTTACCCAGCAGTTGCTTGGGCAGCTACAGCCGCAGCAGCGACAGCCTCTTTCGGTATCCCAGCCAACGCAAACATCGTTGATATCATCATCGACCAACCAGTAGTCACTACAGGCGGTACAGCGATCAACCTGACCTCGGGTATCTCCGCTGCGGGTGTTGAGTACGTCGCGTCTACCGACGTCAAGGCGACAGTTCGCTTGCGCCCTACGTTCACAGCTGCTCACCTGATCGCTATGGCTAACGTCGGTACAAACACATCAGTGTATGTTACGGTAACGCCTACAGCTACAGCAGTAACTGCGGGTGTTCTGAGCGTGACGTTCCTGTACACCCAAGTTTAATAGGAGGTTCCTATGGCACAAGGTCACTACCGTACCGCGGATGCGACCGTTGCGGCTTATAAAGCCGTGGCGGTTACTCCGACCGATACAGCTACCACGACTATCGAGATCACCCGCGGCTTGTACGTTGGCGGTTCTGGGGACGTCACAGTCGTTATGGCTGAGGCGGCTACCCCTACGACGACCGTCACGTTCTCTGGCGTCACCGCGGGTACTATCTTGCCGATCCAGATACTTCGGGTTGCCGCCACCGGCACCACCGCAACTCTGATGTTGGCGATGTACTGATATGCGGTTGAGCTCTGTAGCTATGGCAGTTGGTGCGAACCCCTCGGGCTCTATGCGGACTACTATCGCTCAGGGCTTAGAGGTTATGCGCCGTTTTGGTTTGGACGCACACGCCTACATTCCAGGAGTTGGAGTACTCAACGGACTGACTGCGGGTAACTACCTAGACAGCGCAGGAACGACTGAGGCTAGTTACGATGGGTTGTTGGGTAGGATGAATGATGCGGCTCAAGGGTTGGGCGCGGAGTTGGTGGTTGACGCAAACAACTTAGCATCATGGACAACTGGCGGCGCTGGTGTTGCTACTTCAGATAGTGGTGGAATTCGCATAACTAACGGTGGCGCGTCATACGGGTATTTATCCAAAGCGATAACGACTGTAGTCGGAGCTTCGTATAAACTTGGCGCGGCGTATGTATTGGGAAGCCCTGTTACTACAGGCTCAATAAACGTAGGAACGACTGCGGCTGGTAATCAGATTCTCAGCGGTGTAGTGGCTAACGTAGATAGAGTATTCACAGCTACCACAACAACAACATACCTGACGTACTTTGCCGGTCTAAATACCATCGGCAATTACACGATGTACAGAGACATCTCCGTCCGCGAAGTAATCGGCATCCACGCCACCCAGCCAACTCCAGCTAATCAGCCTACGTTGAGGAAGGGGGCGGTGAATCTGCTGACTTACTCGGAGGACTTTAGTAATGCTTCTTGGCTCGCTCAAGCTGGTGCTTCAAAGTCAGGGAATGATTTAATTCTGCCTGTTGATGCCGCACAGGTGGCGCACAATACAACGCTTGCAGCTAATACTCATACATGGGGAGTTTGGCTGAGTGGTGCTGGAACTATCTCTCTGGTTGGGTGGAACGCAACTGATGGTTTTCACGGATTAATAAAAGTAACATTAAGCGCAACACCAACTCTATATGTAACCGTTATTCCGTCCACAGCAGTTAATACCTCATTAGCCATTAAAAGATATGCAGGAGACACAAGTTTAGTTACCTTTGCAAAATCTGCCGTTTTCGTAGGCACATATACAGCAGAAACATTCCCTACCTACGTAGCCACCACAACAGCCCCCGCATCCAACCTAATTGGAAGTAGCTACGCCTCATTCAACGGGATAGACGAGTACATGAGCTTGAGTGCTGTGCCTTGGGTTCATGCGGATGATTACTGCGAGATATTCTGCGGGAGCATCAGTAGTTTTGCGGCTCTAAATGTTCTGACCTACGTTGGTGCGGCTGGTGCGGCTGTAGCTAGAAGCCCTTGGCTATACTCAAGTCCAACTACAGGTGCGATAAATGCAGCATGGCGAGATGATGCGTCAGTTACAACCACACTAAGCGCAACAGCCCCCGCACTAAATGAAACTTTTGTATTTGGGGCTAGGAAGGTTGGCAACAACGTAGATGCTGTGAAGAATAACCTAGCACCTGCTACTGGAAGCACTGCGGCTCTAGGTACTACGACTGTAGCATCTGCTTTGATAGGTGCTGCTGCCTCAATATCTTCCCTCCACGGGGGCAAAGGTAATTGTTATATTAAGATTAAAGGCACAGTCTCAGACGCAGACTGGCTAACGCTGCGCAGATTCGCAGGACTCTTCGGAGGTGTGTCATGGTAAGAAAAGTAACTGGCATCATCGGCATTGACGAAGAACTAAGGGTTTACTCTGGCTACGATATGCCTGAGCGTGAGTGGTATGTAACTCCAGACACTGAGTACGACCCAGAAGGTGAGATGGAGCAAGCCTCGAAAGAAGATAAAGCCGCACTCGCTCGTAACATGATTGCGCTGTGGACTAAGTATCTTGATGAGGTATCCCTATGAAACCCATCCTAATCTTCACCAGTGGCACACTCACAATGGCTACAGCCTATTGGCTATACGACCCTCTATGTGGCTTAGCTAGTTGGTTCGTAGGCTTTGCTATGGGTGCGCTAGTGATGGGTGTGACTGCGTTTATTGGGGGGAGTAAATATGGCAACTAGCGGCACAGCAGTATTCAACCCAGACGTCTCCGAGATCATTGAAGAGGCGTACGAGCGCATCGGGATCGAGAGCGCGTCGGGTTACGACGTGCGCACAGCGCGGCGAAGCCTCAACATACTGGGCCTCGAGTGGGGTAATCGTCAGGTCAATCTGTGGACGATCGAGGAAGTGTCACTACCTCTCGTCGCAGCTACAGCGACCTACACGCTCCCAGCGGACACCATCGACTTGCTCGACGTCGTCATTCGTACCGTGAACGCAGGGGTTAACACAGACCTGTCCATCGGGCGTCTGTCCACCGGCGAGTATGCGGCTATCCCCACAAAGGACTCTCCTGGTCGCCCCGTTCAGTTCTACGTGAGCCGCCAAGCGGCGGCTCCTACGGTATCTCTGTGGCCGGTGCCGCCTGACTCTTCATACACGCTCGTCTACTGGCGCATGCGCAGGATCCAAGACATGGGCTCAGACGGTGCTATCACTGTCGACGCTCCAGCTCGGTTCATCCCAGCCCTCATATCAGGCCTGACGTACTACCTGGCGCAGAAGCGCGCGCCCGAGCGCCTGTTGGAGTGCAAGACGATATACGACGAGCAGTTCACGTTCGCGATTGAAGAGGACCGCGAGAGGGCTTCGTTTATGGTCATGCCTAGGAGATAGCGGTGGCTAAGTACGCCTCAGAGAACAAAGCGATTGGCGACTGCGACCGTTGTGGTGTCACGCGTCCGTTGAAAGAGCTGAGGTACCTGACGATCCGCATGAAGAAGACGAACATCCGCGTGTGTCGTGAGTGCTTCGAGGCTGACCACCCTCAGTATAAGCTCGGGACATTTAAGGTTATCGACCCGCAGGCGTTGCAAGATCCTAGACCCGCGGATAATTCAGATAGAGCGCTGACACCAGCACCGACTAACACGCAGGGCGACCTGCTTTACTAAGGAGAAACACCATGCCATTCAAGCCATTTGAGAAGAGCAGCAAAGACAAAGAGAAGAAGGGCGGCCCTAAAGAGGGTAGCAAGCGCGAGGAGTTCATGGACATGATCCAAAAGAAGAAGGGCGCTAAGTCTGGCGGCAAGACCAAGTTCGCAAGTGGTGGTATCATGCGCGGAACCGGCTGTGCTACTAAGGGCAAGAAGTTCGGTCGTAACGGATAAGGAGCGCACCATGTCTCGCAACAAGTACGGTTTACCGACGAAGAAGACCAAGGTAGCGCGCAGCAAGAAGCACTATCTCGAGGGTGGTCAGGTCGAATCAGATGAGCCTGAGTGGAAGAAGATCGCCCGTGATGACCAAGCTCGTCGCGATGCTTACAATGCACCAGCGTCAGCCCCTGCGGCCACCAAGACAGTGACTAAGTCCGACGACAGCGTCGTCGGTAAGATCAAAGCCCGCAAGAGCTTGCTAGATCGTATCATGGCAGGTGACGATGAAGACGCCCCAGTGAAGAAGGCTGGCGGGGTTATCAAGTCCTCGCGTGGTAATGGTGTTGCGGTCAAAGGCCACGGTAGAGGTAAGTTCAGATGAGCTATGCCACTCTCAGCGCCAGTATCCAGGAGTACACCCAGAATAATGAGCCTACGTTCTTAGCGAACATAGATCGGTTCATCCAGGACGCTGAGCGCATGATCCACAACGAGGCGAGCCTACCCTCGAGCCGGAAGAACACGGCTGGGGTTATGACCATTGGTTCGCGCAGCTTGACGCTACCGACCGACTACATCGTAGGTAAAGCCGTGGAGATCACCACCGCGGCCGGTGTAGTGAACTTGCTACCTAAAGCTGCTGAGTTCTTGAACGAGATGTACCCAGTGGCGGCGACTCAGGCGCAGCCCAAATACTATGCGCAATACGACGAGACGACATTGATCGTGGCGCCTACGCCGGATCTGGCGTACGCCGTCAACTTCCACTACTTTGCTATGCCTACGTCGATCGTGACCGCCGGTGACACTTGGCTGGACACAAAATTCCCGCAGGTCTTGCTGTACGGTTCACTGCTGCATGCGTACGTGTATATGAAGGGTTCAGCTGACATCATGGCCTACTACAAGGCCGCTTACGACCTAGCCCTCAAAGAACTGAAAGATGTAACCGCGGTTAACAAGATGGGAGATTACCGATGACCTCAGCATACTCACCGATTCTGAAAACGGAGCTACCTGCGCTGGGCGACCAGGCCGGTACTTGGAGTACGACCAACAACAACAACATCGGTACGATATTGGAACATGCTATCGCCGGTCGTGTATCTGTAAGCTTGGCTGGTGTGGCGACATATACCCTGACGAACGTCGACGGGGCCTTGACCAACGAGGCGACCTACGCGGCGATCGCTCTGACGGGTACCCCGAGTGGAGCGTGTAGCGTCATCTGCCCGAACGCGTCCAAAGGGTACTGGGTCTACAACGGCACGAGCGGTGGGCTCGCTATCACCTTTAAGACTGCAGCAGGGGCAGGGGTCGCCATCCCAGCAGGTAAATACCTATTCTTGTTATGTACTGGTACGGACGTTGTTGATCCTGCGGGCGCCTCTACCAACGCGCTGACTGCTCCGGGGGCCACACTCGCTGGCCCGCTGTCGGTCACAGGTACTACCGCGGTACCGACGTCGTCTGTCGCTGGCGAGGCTGTGAACAACACACGGCTCTCTGCATTCTTCCCGGCAGGTCTCATATCGCTGTGGTCGGGCGCTATTGCGGCTATCCCCGCTGGTTGGGCCCTATGCGATGGTACTAGCGGCACGCCTGACTTGCGGGATCGGTTCATCGTCGGCGCAGGCTCGACATACGCTGTGGCTGCTACAGGCGGTGAAGCAACACACACGCTGACAACCGCAGAGATGCCGGTCCATAGCCACGCCAACACACTGACAGACCCCGGACACTTCCACACGATCCAACCAAGTACTCAAGGGTCTGGCGGGTCGGCTGGATCGCAAGGTGCCTTCTGGACCGGTGCTAACACGTCAACGAACACTACTGGGATCACAATCACCAACGTGAACGCGGGTTCTGGCGATGCGCATGAGAATAGGCCTCCGTACTATGCGTTGGCTTACGTTATGAAATTGTGATTTTTAAACTAAGGGGCGGCAGATGGATTTTTCTTGGGTACTTCCGACACTGACAGGCCTCGTGATAGGCGTGATAGGTTGGCTCCTGTCCAATAAGGACAAGCAGCAAGCCAAAGAGATCGCCGACAACAGATCGCACCACGACGCCGCCCTCTTGGACTTGAAGCTCCAAAGCAAGAACGACATCGACATCCTACACCGCATGCACAAGGAAGATGCGGCAAAGCTAGAGGAGCTGCAGCGCGAAGTCGACCGAGAGCACTACCGCAAGCAAGAGTTGGATGGTAAGTTCGACAAGCTGGACAACTCAATCCAAGATGGTTTTCGTGGGGTTAGAGCGGACATGAAGGAGATGATGAACCTAGTCCACGAGCACATCTCCGAAGAAAACAATCGCATCAGAGACAAGCAATGATCAGCAGTAAAACAAAAGTGTTTGGTACGTACGTACACTGCAGACCAGATGGATCGCCTTTCTACGTCGGTAAAGGGACCCCGCGTAGGGCTAGATTGTTTTCTGTCCGCAGCGAGTTCCACAAGAATGTAGTGCGTAAATATGGGCAGCACAATATCGGGGTATTCTACTTCGAGAGCGGCTCGGAGCAGCAGGCGATAGCTGACGAGATTCACCAGATAAAGCAGCTGCGTAGTGCGGGGTGTACGCTCGTAAATATGACGGACGGCGGAGATGGTGTGAGCGGGTGGAAGCGGGGACCGCTGTCGGCGAGTCATAAGCGGAAGATAGGAGATGCGAACAGAGGGCGAAAGCTATCGGACGCCCACAAACTTGCGGTGTCACTGGCGCAAGCAGGGTGTGTTGGCCACAGACTGGGGCGGAAGAACTCTCTAGAACACATAGCGAAGTATGTAGCGGCCCGTACAGGACAAAAAGACTCCCTTGAGGTCAGAGCGAGGAAGTCTGCGTCGGCGAAGGCGGCGTGGGCGCGTAGGGGCAAACTATGATAAGTATCCGTGATTATTACGGTGTGAAGTCCCACCCCGCGCTGACCCCAGTAGTACAGGCGAATGCGCAGCGATTCATCAGCAAGGTCAACACATACATCGCGTACCTCATCACCCGCCAGCAGTTGTTCCTAGTGTCGCCTGCCACCAAGACTCAGATAAGCACCAACGTAGGCGGATGGCGTAAGCCTGACTGCCCTAGCGGTAGCCCGAAGAGTTCCCACAAAGAAGGCCGTGGGATCGATCTGTACGACGGACTGTTCGGCGCGATAGGCAAGTTCATCCTAGAGGACAAGGAAGCACAAGCCAAAGCCAAAGAACTTGGGTTACACTTCGAGCATCCGTCTGTGACGAAGGGGGCTATCAGCCACTGGCTCCACATTACAGACCGAGCACCACCGTCTGGTAAGCTCTTCTTCTATCCATAAGGAGGCAGTATGAAAGTCTGGATCACTCGTATCGCAAAGAGCAAGACGATGATATTCAACATCGTCATGGCCGTCATGGGTGTCGGTGAAGCGGTGTTCGGTTTTCTGCAGGGCTACGTCCCCGGCAACGTATACGCTTACGGCATGGCGATTCTCACAGTTGGCAATGCCATTCTTCGCGTCGTCACCACACAGCCGCTGAAGGACAAATAAAATGGACATGGACCAGATCGCACGCGTAGCCCACGAAGTCAATCGCGCATACTGCGCAGCACTGGGTGACAATAGCCAACCGTCATGGGAAGATGCGCCGGAGTGGCAGCGATCCTCAGCTCGAATGGGTGTTGACTTGCACACGATGGGCGACTTTGGCCCTGAGGCTTCGCACGTCAGCTGGATGCGGCAGAAGCTGGACGAGGGCTGGAAGTACGGCCCAGCTAAAGACCCAGAGAAGAAAGAGCATCCGTGCATCGTAGCGTTCTCTGACCTGCCCCGCGAACAACAGGCGAAGGACTTCATCTTCCGAGCTGTGGTCCACGCCCTAAGGGGTGAATGATGGGAGCGTTCGTATGGCTACTCGAGAACTGGAAGTTGCTTGTGTCTACTGCCCTGTTGCTTATAGCGGCTGCTTTTGGATACAACACTGGCTCGTCCCATGTACAAAGTCAGTGGGACTCAGAAAAGCAAAAGATGCAGGAAGACTTTCAGAAGAAGGCGGCAGCCGATGCGCTGAAGATACTGGAACTGGAGACGATAAAAGATGCGAACCTTAACCGTATTGATGGCTTGCTTGCTAACAACCATGCTCTCTGGCTGCGCGTGCCAAAGACCCCATGTACAAAACCTGCAGATACCGGCGTCGGCGTACAGCCAGCTGCCGGAGGCGGGTCACTTTACTCTATCTCACCAGATCCTCTTACGCGATACAGCAGCAGCGTTGGAGAGCTACTCGGGCAGTGCGACAAAATAGTCGAGAGCTGCCGAGTGAACGCTAAGTACCTGCAGAGCCTCAAAACCAAGTAGAATCGCGCGAACCTAGCGAGGACACTATGCCACTACAGAAACTCATTTTTAAACCAGGCGTCAACCGCGAGAACACACGCTATACGAATGAGGGTTCGTGGTGGCTCATGGACAAGGTGAGGTTCCGTTCTGGCACCCCCGAGAAGATCGGTGGGTGGACTCGCCTGAGTACCGGGGTGTTCCAAGGTGTTGCGCGGTTTATGCACAACTGGGTGACGTTAGGCAGTGAGAACCTACTGGCTGTCGGTACGAACTTGAAGGTGTATCTCGAGCGCGGTGGTTTACTATCTGACATAACCCCGATACGGTACACCGTGGCTCAGGCAAACCCATTCACGACCACGAACCTGTCTACGACCGTTACAGTCACAACTACGGCGGTCCACGGGGCGATACTGGGGGACTTCGTTACGTTCTCCGGTGCAGGTATGACGGACATCGGTGGGATCACTGCGGCGAGTCTCAAAGCCGAGTTTCAGATCACCTCGGTACCCAGTACGACTACGTTCACTTTCACAGCACCTACGGCGGCTACCAGCTCCGCTGGACCTGGTGGCGGTACCGCTACTATAGATTTCCAGGTATCCGTTGGCCCTGCCGTATCGGTTGTAGGTACTGGGTATGGTGTCGGTGCTTATGGCACAGGTGGCTACGGTGAGGCCGCTACAGGCGCGGGGGTAGTTACCTCAGGTATGCGTCAGTGGGTTGGGGACAACTACGGTGAGAACCTCGTGTTTGCCGTGCGTGACGGCGGCCTGTATTACTGGAAAGCGCAGACCGGCGGTGTATCGATAACCACCGCACTAGCTACTCGGGGAACTCTGCTATCCGCGGAGGTTGGCGCCGCAAGCGTACCCACCGTTGCTGACAACCTGATCGTGACTGAGGATCAGCACGTAGTCCTCTTTGGTACGAATAGCTACCTCGGTGGCGGGGAAGATCCGCTGCTTGTCCGTTGGTGTGACCAGGGGAACATAATCAACTGGGTACCGTCCGCCACTACCACATCCGGTGAGCAGCGGTTGACCTCGGGTAGCTACATCTACGCTGTCGCTAAGATGCGTCAGGAGAATCTGATCTGGACGGACACTGCCCTCACGTCTATGCAGTACGTAGGCTTACCTGTGGTGTTCAGCTTCACCCCGTTGGCTACCAACATATCGATCGCGTCTGTCAATGCTGTAGGTATCGCTGATAATGCGGCGTACTGGATGGGTAAGGATAAGTTCTACGTGTACAACGGTACGGTGCAGACTCTACCTTGTGACGTGCGTAAGTATGTGTTCGGCGACATGAACCGGGCTCAGATGGGTCAGGTGTTCGCCGGTACGAACTCAGGGTTCAACGAGGTCACTTGGCACTACGTGTCATCCACTGCGACGTATCCAGATCGATATGTGACCTACAACTACGTAGAGCGCATCTGGACGTTCGGTACACTAGACCGCAGCGCGTGGTTAGACACCCCACTGCGAGATTACCCCGTAGCTGCAGGATTAGATAATCGTTTGTATTACCACGAGTCAGGTGTTGATGACACATCTACGACGATCCCTAGCGGCATCCACGCGTACCTCGAGTCTTCCGACTTCGATATCGGAGATGGCCAGACGTTCTCGTTTGTAGACCAGGTCATCCACGACGTCGACTTCGAGGGGTCTACCGCGGCCGTTCCGGCGGTGACTGTCACTCTCGCAGCGCGGGATACCCCAGGAAGCTCGTTCAGAGCGGCGGATTCTAACTCTAGGACGGTTCAGACCTCTATCGCCAACGTGACTCCGTTCACTGAGATGAGCTGGGTCCGCGTGCGCGGCCGCCAGGTTACGTTCCGTATTGAGTCTACTGATGCAGGTGTTGCTTGGCAGTTGGGCTCTCCCCGTATCGCAGTGCGTCAGGATGGACAGAAGTAATGCAGAAACCACCAGCATTACCGGCAGCGCCCAAAGAGTACGATGCGGTTTACATCGACAAGTTGGCCCGCGCCCTGACATTATATTTGACCCAGGTCGCCGCCGATGGAGATCAGATATACACAGTGGATGCCGCTATTACGGCGCTAAGCGCCGACGTTGCTGCCTTGGATGCCGATGTAGGCGCCTTGGACGCGGCAAAAGTCCCCCGCACATCCATCACTGGCTCAGCTGTCCTCCCGGTCGGCACCACCGCTCAACGTGATGGCACTCCGGCGGCAGGGTATACACGCCTCAACTCCACCCTGAACCAGTGGGAGGGGTATGACGGCACTGCGTGGACTAGTATCGGTGGTGGAGGGGCTACTGGAGCGGGCGGGGACGAGGTGTTCATGCTTGGTGACACCCACATGACCACAAGCTACACTATACCAACAGACAAGAATGCCGTGGTTGCGGGACCTCTGACTATCGATGCTGGGGCAGTCCTCACAGTGACGGCAGGTAGCCGAGTAACAGTCGTCTAAGGGGTTGTAATGAGCGTAACTATCGACGGCACACTAGGTATTTCAGCACCATTCTACGCACTACCCGTAGGGACCCTTATCGACTTCGCTGGGTCGACTGCGCCCGATGGGTACTTGGCCTGCCCGTTGGTGGCAACCAACATTAGCCGCACGACCTACGCCGACCTATTCGCCGTTATCGGTACGACTTGGGGTGTTGGGGATGGTTCAACCACATTCGGGATGCCCTACTTCCCTGCGGACTACGCGACAGTTCAATCGAACGCGAATGTTGGAACACAGACGACCGGTAAAGTGAAGAACCACACCCACCAATACGGGGCAAGCCCCGGAGTCGGCGCGGCTGGCGGTGCGACACCTATCATATACAACGGTGCGACATACGCGACATCGAACCCTAATTCCCCAGAGGGCGGGACAGATAACTTGGCCGCTGGTGTTCGTGTTTTGAAGTGCGTGAGGTACGTGTAATGAGTCTAGTAGATCAAGATGGGTTCGTTCAGGTAGGTACCCACGCAACTGCGTTGCATAACCTCGTGATAAATACTGATGGTGCAGGTGCCGCTACGATCGAGCAGGGTGTTATCGGCGGCGCGGGTAACCGGGTGGTGATGACGGTGGATGCCGGAGGTGAAGTCACATTCCCTTCCTCAACCGAGCAGCGACTTGGTGTTGACCAGACCATATCCAGCACAGCGATACCAGTAACGCCCGCAACGACTAACGTAGCTAACTCGAGCGGCAGACCTAAGTTCATTAGTGTGCATATATATGGCAGTGCGGCGGCAACGCAAATCAGCCTAACGATTTCAGGTGTTGTAGTTGGTCGAGGGAATATAGCAACAGGATCATCCTACGCCACCCTCTCATACCCGCTACCTGATGGAATGACTGCCGTGATAACAACATCAGGGTCAAACTTCACTAACGGGTACTACACCCTGCTTGAATAAGGACGCACGATGTCGATATCATTTGAAACAGCCACAGACGGTCTTACAGGTTCTATTAACTGGAGCGGCACGCCGATCATAACTGTTGACGATACGGGCGCTAGCTTTGTTGTGACTGACGCAACGACTGCAGGGCAAGCGGTGAACTTTGGGCAACTACCTGCTGTGATAGACAACACAGGCGCGACGACTGACCTGTCTCTACGGGTAGGCGATGTTGCCTATTCAGACTTCGTGGCGCAGACGTCAATGCCTTTGCATATCGCTACGGGTGATAATGAAATCTACGAGATGATGTTAGCGGGGTCGTTCACAGCGACAACAGCGGGAACAGAACCACAGCTACTACCTAACAATGTAGCACCCACGGGGCGAATTACGTATCGAATAATGTATTTTGGCAATGCCGCTTGCTATGGCACCTCCGTTGCGGGGGCCAGCATACTGTATCTAGGTGTTGGCGGAGCCCCGATATTCTCTGGCGATTTCAAGATATTCACCGACACGAATAGGCAGCGGATGATTGGACGCTCAGCGGGGACAACTACAGCGGTAAGTTACGGCTGCTCGCTCATCGAGCATGAGCTATCAAACTCAGTCGCGTGGACGTCCCTTGGTACTGTGCAGTTCAACACAGCATGGACTGGCCGTATTACGGTTAAGCGGATCGTGTAGTAATACCCTGCGAAATGAATTGAACCTATACGCGGTTTGGGTATAATCGCGAAAACCTGACGAGGTATAGTATGAAACACATAGCCCGCGCGCTCGCATCAAAAGGAAGAGGCCCAGATACAACGCTGGTCCACATGTCCGTCCCCGAAGTCCAAGCTCTAGATAAGATCGCACGATCTCACGGTCTAGGCAGTCTGACAACTAACCCACATACTGGTTTACCCGAAGCAGGCCTTTTGAGTACGCTGCTGCCTGTAGCGGCGGCGTTCATTCCCGGTGTTGGGCCGATGGCATCGATGGCGTTATCTGGTATGGCTGGAGCTGTAGGCTCTGCTATCGAAGGTGGTTCACCCACACAGATGCTAGGTGCTACCCTCGGCGGCGGTTTAACCGGCTACGGTATGGGCAAGGCAGGGTTCGGCGCAGCGGATGCGGCTTCTAAAGCGGGTATGCAGTCTGGTATGCCTCTGACCCAAGGCGCGCAGGCGGCAGTTGACGCTACGACCCAAGGTATGTCGGGTGTCGCTCCTCAAGGTGTAGGAAGTCTGACCGATGCCGCTACAGCGAATGCTTACCCACAGACGTATGCTATGCCCCTGAGTCCAGCCACTCCGGCTATGGGCGTTCAAGGCGGAGCGCAGCCTACGTTCCAGATGGGGCAGACGTTCGCCCCTACACAGGCAGCAGCACCCGTAGGTATCCCCGGAGCAACACCACCAATCAGCCCTACCGCAGCAGCTAAACCAGAGAAAGGGTTCTGGTCCAAGCTCGGCGACTTCACGGCGAACCATCCAGATAAGATGATCCCTCTGGCGCTCGGAGGTATCCGCATGCTGAACGGTAAGAAACAACAACCACTGCAGCAGCAAGCGCGCCCAACGTATCAGACGGCGACGGCGTCAACGTCGCCTACGGCGTTCAATAACTACCGTGCGCAGCGTGGATTCGCTCAAGGTGGTGTGACTAGCCTGATCAGCGGCCCAGGCGACGGCATGAGCGACAGCATACCAGCATACATCCAAGGCGGTGCGCCCCACGTCAAGGAGCCTATCAAGGTGACTGATGGTGAGTACATCGTATCCGCAGACGTGGTGTCAGGTCTCGGCAACGGTAGCACAGAAGCAGGTGCTCGCAAGCTCGACCAGATGATGGCGAAGGTTCGTAGTGGTCGTACAGGTAAGAAGAAGCAAGCCCCAGCAATCAACGCGAACAAGTATCTACCAGCATGACAGTCCGCTTCGGGGTCGAGACCTACGGGCAGGTGCGCGAAGAAGCATCTGAATTGATGTTGGAGCATGAGGCTGAGGTGTATCGCGGGACTATCCCGGTCAAGGCCGATGACTTGCAGTTCGAGTGGATGGATAAGAATGGAAGTTTGCAGGTGGTAGCTGCGCGGGATGACGGGAAACTGGTGGGGTACCACCTAACAATCATCAAGCCGCACTTGCACTACGCAGTTTTGGCAGGGTATGTAGACACGGTGTATATGGCTCCAAGTCACCGCGCAGGTCGTACAGGTATGCAGATGATCCAGTACGCAGAAGATATGCTCCGCCGCCGTGGGGTTCAATGGACCTCGATAGGCGTGAGATTGGTGAAAGACTTCAGCCCATTGCTGATAAGATTAGGGTACACAGAGGCCGAACGCCTCTACCGCAAGGAGTTGAAATGAGATACGACCTAGATACGATGTTACCTGACGCTGCATTCCAACGCGTTGGTGGCCGCATGACCCTCGAAGGCGGTGGTAGTTCCGCCCCAGAACAGAAGATGACGACTCGTGATTCGAGCCTCCCGTCGTATCTACAGCCATACCAAGACAAGAACCTAGCCAACTCACAGGAGATCGCTGGGCGCGGGTACACACCATATGGCGGTACACAGATAGCCGGATTCAACCAGGTTCAACAGAACGCGCAAGCCGGGGTCACCGGTATGGGCCCAGTGCAGCAGTTCGCACCCGCCATCAACCAGACCCAGAACACCATGCAGAGCAGCTGGAACGACCCAGGCGTCGCAGCGAGCTTCATGAACCCGTACCAACAGAACGTCACAGACATCGCGAATCGTGAGGCGGCACGGCAGTCAACCATACAAGGCTTGGCAGACCAGACCCATTTCGCAACCGCAGGGGCCTTCGGCGGATCTCGCCACGGCATCATGGATGCTGAGCGTCAGCGTAATCTCGCACAGCTGCAGAACGACACCCAGATGCAAGGTGCCAATCAGGCCTACAACACTGGCATGGGTCAATACAACGTCCAAAACCAGAATCAGCTCAGCGCGGCTAACCAGTTGGCGAGCCTCGGTACTAACCAGCAGGCGACAGACTTGTCCTTGTACGGCGCACAGAATGCCGTCGGCAATGCACAGCAAGCCCAGACACAGACGGAGCTCGACCAGCAACAGAAGAATTTCGTGGAAGCGCGAGACTGGGATAAGAACCAAGCGTCTTGGATGCAGGACATCATCAAGAATAACCCCACAGCGACGAGCTTCATGGACTCCGAGACAAGTCAGGCGGCGGCACCTAACGCGGTTGACCAGTTGGTCTCCTTGGGTGGCAGCACATACAACGCAGGGCAGCAAGATGCCGCGGCGGGGCAGGGTATACCTCAAACACAAGCTAAAAAGGGCGGCCTGATGAAGAGCGCGGGTATCGCAGGTATCGGCGCGGCGCGCGCTATGAAGAAATCGAGAGGCTGATATGGGACGCATGGACTTCGGTAATACCGCGGAGTTGATCGGTCAGGTCACTGACGTCAACCAGCTTCAGCAGATGCTGAAGAACCCACAGTACGCAGGATTCACCAGCGTCATCATCGCCCGCCTGACAGAGATCAACCGCATGCAGCAAGCGGAAGCTGGCGCACAGCCAGAGGCACCTACGGTCGCACAGCAAGCGATGCAGGGTCAGGTTCAACCAGAACAGCAGGCTATGGCGAAGGGCGGCATCGTTGCGTTCCGTCACGGCGGTGCAGTTCGTGGGTTTGCTAGTGGTGGTAAGGCTGATGATGAATGGCTGTATGACCGAGAACGTGAGTATTTCGGCAATACGAAACGCGAGGCTGCAAAAGCGGCCGAGATGATAGAAAAAACTAAGAGCCCCCTGTTGAAGCCGGTGGTTGGTCTTGCTGGCTTGACACATATAGGCCTTGGTGGAGTCGCGGATGCGGTGGATCCGCTCGCGCGTGGTCTACGCTATGGTGTGACAGCGACACCATACAACGAGTCATTCGACTCAGCTGAGCCCACGGCCGGAGTACCAGTGCAGCCATCGGTGGAACCTGTAGCAGTCCAAGAAGCGCCTAAAGGCTTACCGGCACTTGCGCCTATGTCTGAACAAGACCTAGGCCTACCTTCTATCGGTGCGGGTGGTTATCGATCCAGCAGCGGCGGTGGTAAAGGCCCCAAGACCCTGACCGAGTATTACAACGAACGCAAGGCACTGTACGACGCTGAGAAGCCGAAGCCAAAGACCAAAGAAGAGCTAGCCCGTGAAGCTAACATGCTTCGCCTACGTCGCCAAGAGCAGGCGTGGAACGCTATGGGTCAGAGCGCAAATAAGAATCCGCATCTGGGTATCCTAGGTCACGGTATCGAGGGGTCGGCCGCAAGCACTGCATTCAATGAGAAGCAGCTCGCGGACGCGGACGCCGAAGCTAAGGCTCAGGCCAAGATGGATCAGCAAGACCGCAAGGCACTGCTCGAGAGCTCTGACCGTGAATACGGTGCCGACGCTCGTGCCGCTCGTATGACTGATGCGCAATACGCATCCAGCGCGGCTATGTTGAAAGAACCAGCAATGCGTGAGCAGGCCATACGCAAACGTGCATTGGATCTGGCGAACGCCGACCGAGCTAAAGGCATACAACGTCCGTTGTCGGACTACCACCTGCAGGCTTGGACCGAGTACAACCAAGGTATCCAGACCCAGATGTTGCGCGGAGCTACAGCTACCCAAAACGCCACCCAGGTCGGGTGGAATAAATATCAGAGTCAAAATGGCCCAGTGCCGTTCGAGCGGTACCAACAGATGGTATCATCCGGCGCAATCACTGACGGCGGCGACGCTGGCGGGCAAGTGTTAGGGACCTATCCAGGCACTAAATAACAGCGGGGCTGTATGGCTAAGAGACACGTTTTACCTGACGGCAACGCGGTTATGGTCCCAGACAATATGTCTTGGGCGGATGCAGACGCTTGGGCGCAACAGCAATTTCCAGGGTCGTACGGTATAGAGAAGCAGCGCGGCTTCATGCCCGCCATGAAGGCTGGGTTCAACCAAGGTATGGGCGCAGGGTTGCGCGGTGTCGGCGATTGGACTGGTAGCACCCGTCTAGACGACGCTGGTAAAGCCATGATGGCCCCCGACCAGACTCCTGGTGCGTACACACCAACCACAGGCGAGGACACTGACGCGGCGTTCAAAGAGGGTATCGTCCCAGGCGTTAGCTCATTCATCGATCAACACGTAACAGAGCCGATCGGCGGTATGTTCGGACGCTACGGTGTCCCTATGGCCGTCGGCGCGGCGGCGGTACCCGCGGCAGCTCTGGCCGGTGCCCCTGTGGCGGCTGGCTCTCTTGGTGCTTTAGCTCTCGGCGGTGCTGGGTTCATGGCCGCGGACACCCCGATGGAGCAGGGTGAGAATAAACAACGATTCGAGGAAGTACAGGCGCAACGCGTCGAGCAAGGGTTAGCCCCACAACAGTATGACGCGTTGGAAACCACAGCGTGGTCTCTGGCTCAAGCCTCCCTGATGCCGTTACTCGGTGCGGCTGGCGGTAAGCTGGCTACTCCATTCTTAAAGGCTATGGGGCCTGAGTTGGCTACGACTGCCAAGATGGTGCAGACCGGTCAGCTAACAAAAGAAGCGGCTATCGCCCAGTTGAACAGCCACGGTAGGAATTATCTGGTCAAGACCGCAGAGATGGGCGCTATCGGTGTACCGCTGATGGTTGGTACTGAAGCCATGCGCACTGCGCAGTCTGGTGAGGATTGGACCGGTGAACCTGCTATGGATCGCTACGGTGAGGCAGCTAAAGCCGCTATCGTCGGAGCTCCTGTGTTCGGAGCCCTTGGGTTCCACGGGGTGCGTCGTAGTCATGTGAAGGCGATCGACCAAGCTGATGCTGCGAACACGGCTATGCTCGCTGATGCACGTAAAGAGAACGCGTGGAAAGACGGTCAAGCGACTCAGATGGGGCTTGACTTAGGAACCCCAGAGCAACCAAAGGGTGGATTCCAAGGCAACATCACACCAGGTGCTACCGATGTCATCACGCCTGAGTTCTTCGACCAGCATGGTGTCCCGGATAAGGGCAAAGGCCGTGAACTGCGTAAGCGCTATGAAGGTGTGCCGCTGAACGACGTTGAGTCATTGAGCGCGCTGTATGCTGAATTGGAGCCTCTGGCCAATTCAAAAGTGCCGGAAGCGGCGGCGTACGCTAGAGTAGCTGGCACGATCGAACCCGCTATCAAAGCTGCGGAGCAGAGAGAGCCAGACCAACGCAACTGGATCGACGAGCAGTACGTAGAGAATATGAAGGCAGGTCGCGCTCGCGCGGCTAAGGTACGTGAGGCTCAGGCTAACAATCAGGAACGTATCGACTACGGTAATCAGAAGGCTGCTGAGCAGATTAACCAAGCTCAGGTTGAGACCGCCGCACTGAATGCGCGCACGCAGACACGCCAAGAGGACATGTTTAATCATGCCCTGACCCGTGATGACATGAGCAAGCCGGAGCCAGAAGTCGTGGCATCCCCCCGCGAACTGGCTGATCGAAAGGCTGAAGCGTATGAAGAATTCCAAAAGGCTTACGAACACTACCAAAAGACTGGTGACGATGCGGCGCTCACAGAGATTGTCGCTCGCGCCAAAGAAGACTTAGGGCCCTACGATGAACACCTCAACCAGCAAAGCACTCGCGCTCTGTTCGACAAAAACGGACGACCAACCCCAGGAGCCAGAAATGCAAAAGCAGAACCTGCCGCGCCGCAAGGAAAAGATCGAGTTAGCGATGCTGTATCTGTACCAAGAGAAGCCCCTGTCGAAGCTAGCGGAACTAAAGCTGACGCCGGAGGAGCTCGACCAGGTGTACCGGCTGATGAACGACCTGTTGTGGGAAAAAAGCCTGTCAACGCTCCAGTAAGAGATGACCTAGCGGCGCGTCGTGAAGCACGCGGTGTGGCTCAGTTAAAGGCTGACTTAGCTGGCGGGCGTGACCGCACTCAAGCAGAGGAGATCATGGACACGATGGAGATGAACTTCAACGTGGACATCCCTGCAGAAGCGAGAGCGTTCCTGCACAAGCAACTCGAAGGTAAACCAGAGGCGGTAGCTAACAATATCGCCACGAAGTACATGGAGCAGTATGTAGCGAACCGCGAGAAACCAGCGCAGGTAGCGCAACGTGCTAAGAAAGAAAAGACCACCAGCGTAGCCACCAAAGTGAAGCGCGAAGCACCTGCGCGTGCCGAGGCTGCGAAGAAGACCACGTTGGCTGATCAGCTCGTAGCCACCGACAAACAAAAAGCCGACACCAAGGCCGCCGCAGAGGCGCGAGACGCTGAACAGTACCTGCCTGAGGCTACGACCACAGGTATCGGCCGTGCAGGTAAAGCGACAGCCGTCGAAGAGTTCGCTCCGGCGCACTTCAAGCTCGACTCCCCTGAGCATATGGGTAAAGACGGCACGCCGAACCACGGCATGCAAGCCCTGTGGTGGAACGACCTGGCTCAGATGGCCTCGGACATCAAGACCGGAACCAAGGAAGAGAAGCTCGTAGCCCGCAAGGCTATCGCTCAAGGGCGGAAGAATAAGACCATCACGACTGAGCAGCTGGAGCGCGCGGTCGCCGAGGACAAGAAGAACATCGAGCTGCTGAAGAAGTACAAACGCAAAGCGATATTCGAGCGCATGGCTCAAGTCCGTGAAGAGCAAGCATCCGCAATGGCGGGCGAGAAGTCTCGTCAGAAAGAGTTGCGTGATGCTAAGAAAGCCATCGCTGAGTTCGAGCGCAAAGAGGTGGAGCGTCAAGCCAAAGAAGAACAGGCCGACCGCGACGCTGAACGCCACATGGTCAGCAAGAAAGAAAAACCTGCGGAGCTCGAGGCAACCGATATCGACGAAGCCGGTGTAGTGAGCCTGCGCGACCTGGATATGCCAGATCCCGATGCGTTCATGTATGCGAGCGCCGCTAAGCCTAAGAACCCACATACAGCTGAGGGCGTACGTGCGGAGATCGAGAAGGACTTTACCAATACCAAAGCGATGGATAGCTTTGTTAAGGTATACGAAACCCAGGCCGAAGCTAAGGCCGACCACCCGAGCATGACCGACAAGCGCGTTGCGGGGTTCCGCACAGCAGAAGGTAAGGTAGTTCTGGTCGCTGAGAACATTGAGCGCGGTGACGTGCTGGGTAAGGTCCTGCATGAGGTGGGCGTCCATGAGGGTATGGAGAAGATACTAGGTGAGAAGGTCATGACGCAGCTGCAGGAGAAGGTGGCTGAGTGGGCAGGGCGCAATGACGGGTCTTTAGAATCTCGCGTGGCTAACGAGGCGGTTAAGAGCTCCCTCAAGTCTAAGTCAGCCAACAGACAGCGCGAGGCTGTCGCCTACATGGTCGAGGGTCTAGTGCGCGAGGGTGTCACCCCCAAAGACTTCACCGCCGCAGGTAAGTGGCTCAAACAGTTCAAGGATGGCGTGCGCAAGTTCCTCACTAAGCTCGGTCTGACTAAGGACATCACTCCGCAAGAGCTGGTAGACGTAGCCTACGGCGCGGCGCGCATGGCGCTGGAAGGCAAGAAGCTGAAGGAGATCGGCACCGAGAAGGCGGCTAAGACCCCACGCTACTCCGATGAGATTCCAGCCAAGGCTCGTGTTACACTTGAGCATGAAGGGCCTGATGGTAAGGTGACCACCAAGGAATATAGAGCGAAGGAAGTCATGCGTGAAGCGGAACAGCGCGTCAACATGCTAGAAGCTCTGAAGAGGTGCTTAGGATGATCAAAGGCAGGGTTAAATTTGACAGTGCGATCGAACCAGTCGACCCAAACGCGGGTGTGGCGCAGGCCATAGCTGAAGCGGGTCGCCGTACCGACGAGAGCAACCGCGCATTGATAGACGCCGTCAAAGGTATTATGATGACGCCTCCGCAAGTGCAGGTTGCCGCGCCGCAAGTCAAAGTGCAGATGCCAGCTAAAGTATCCGGCTGGGAGTTCACCATAGGGTATCAAGAGATAGACGGGTTCCAGCGCCCGGTAACGATAACAGCAGTAGCTAAATAGGAGTAGATCATGGCACTAGGCGACGTAGTAGTTTTTAACGAGGCGAAAGCCAAGATGATTGATGGGGATTGGGCGAGCACCGACAACTTCTATCTGGCTATCATTACCAACGGCACAGTATCCAAGGCTGCCAACGTGGCGGCAACGAAACAGTCGCTGACCATCACGCCACGCACTGCCACGGTTGGTCTATCGAAGACCGTATCGGCGACAAAGCAGTCTCTCACGCTCACACCGCGCACGGCTACTGTCGGCAAGGCGTACAACGTCACAACCGCGCTCGATGCGCTGACTCTAACAACGCATGCGGCCACCATCAGCACGGCGGTAGTACACGACGTACCTGCCACCAAACAATCGCTGACGCTCACGCCGAGATCGGCCACTGTATCTTTTGCCAAGAACGTAGCGGCGACCAAGCAGAGTCTGACGGTCACACCTCGTACTGCCACTATCGGGCTATCGAAGAACATACAGGCAAGCAAGCAGTCGCTGGCCATCACTACCTATGCGGCTAGTGCCGGTGCGGTCAAAGAAGTCCTAGCCAACACCGACGCGCTCACGCTAACTTCATACCCAGCATCTGTATCATTTGCGAAGAATGTGCAAGCACAGACAGCAACTCTGACCATAGCAGGGTATGGAACGGTCATTGGGCTGGCTAGGAACGTCGAGGCAGCGTTCGATGCGCTGGCTGTGACCGCGTATCAGGCAAGCATAACTGCCGACGCCGGTGTCACACTAAGCCTCACCACAGCACAGGCCCTTCGCCTAGAAGCTGTCTGCCGCTTACACGGCCTTGTCGAGGCAACATCGTTCAGCCCAACAGCGCGCGGCGACAGCGTAGTACAGCAGTCGATCTCGGGGACGACGAGCCTTACAGTGACCAACGTGGCTCTGCCGACTGTCCCAGTTCTGGACGTTGCTATGCTGGACAAGCTCTCTCGTTACTACGGGCTCATCGATCCTATGGTCGAGCAGGATGCTTCGCGCTCCGACGGAACCCTTAACCAAACGGTTGTTACTGTCGCCGGTACAACGACGGTGACTCCGCTATGAGCCTCTTATCCAGAACATCGCTAGGCTTCGGCTTCGGTGTATTAGCCGTTGCTTCTCTTGGTTACCTGGGGGATGCACCGCCGGTTCCAGTCGTAGACAAGCCATATACGCCTAGTGCCGCCACTGGCGGATCGGGTGGACAACCACAGACGTATGACTGGCGTAGTATCAACGACCTGTTCAAGACAGATAAGCAGCGAGCCGAGCGGTTAGCTATAATGCAAGCCGATGACGATGCGGTGATCATGGCCGTTGTGGCCGCAGTGACGAGGGACATACTATGAGCTTGATCCAATGTTTAGGTAAACTATCTGGTGGTAAGAACGGCGTAGCCGTAGCGCTTGAGGATAGGCAGGAGTTGCACCGCCTCGTTGCAGAGAACCAAAAGAACGGTATGTCCCGCGACACTGCTGAGCGCGATGCCGTGTCCACACTGCTCAGCGAAGCCCAAGCGAACCACGACTACATCAAGGGTGAGATCGAGAAGGAAGGTCTAGCTGGCTCGACGAAGACCAAGAGCGTCAAAGCGCCAGATGCGCCGGACAACATGGCGACACCCGCTGCTCCTTCAGGTGCTCCAAAAGTACTAGCCTCTGACATCCAGAACAAGACATGGAAAGAGAAGGCTATCGAGATATTCGGGTCTGGTGAGCGCAACCCACTGGACTTCGCGGCGAACGCCCTGCTGGGTAAATCGCACTCCTTGCTAGGTAAGATGAGCCGCGCTGGCGAGAACGGTGCCTACAGTAAAGTTAATCCTGGACGTGTGTCCGCAGAAGCCGCCAACGCTCAAGGCAACAACAGCATCGGTATCGTCTCCCGTGCGATGGAGATCGGCCACATGGTCATCGATAAGATGGGTCGTGTGAAGTCCGTAGAGGACAAAGAGAATAATATTCATACGATGAATACGCATTACAAGGCACTGCGCGCAGCCTTGTCGAAGCTTGGGTACAAAGAGAAGGCCGATGCCAAGGATCCAAACACCGTGACCAATGCGGTTGCCTATGCCCTGTTCGGCCCACGCTTGGAAGAGTTGGTGAAGATCGACCAGTTCGACAAGGACTACTACGGCCCAGCGGAGAAGGCACTGTCCGACAAACTGCGTGCCGACCCAACACTACGCCCACACATCGATGCGTTCCAGAATACGTACAACAAGATGCGCGGCCACGCACTAGACGCCCTGGTCGAGTCCGGTACCTTCACGCCTGAGAAGGCCAAGGAGTTCATGGACCGCTCCGAGTACCTACCGCTATATCGTATCGACGAGCAGCTGAAGAACAACCTAGGCGAGCCCATCCACATCAACTCGTTGCTGGCGACCGCTAAGGAGCATCATCTGGGCTACGGCTCAGACCTGTCCATCGGCGACCCGATCGTCAACGCGTTCAACAACCTGACTTGGCTGAACACCCGCGCGGTGAAGAACAATACAGCAAACATCTTAGCTGAGTCTCTAGTCGCCGTCGGCGGAGCCAAGTGGAAGAAGACCCAAGGCACTCCAGGCGACAAACACACCATGCAGATCATGGTCAAGGGTGAGCCCAAGTGGTTGCGCGTAGAGGACTTGAATGATGCCTCAGCGTTCACTGCGGCTCCGGTGGTGACTGGACTAGGCTGGAACATGGCTCGTATGTTCTCGAACGCCGTCCGCAAGGGTGTGACGCTGATGCCGGGTTTCGTGTGGGGTCAGACCTCTCAGGACGCACAGCGTGTGGCTATCATGACTGGCGAAGGCTACGGTAAGTCGTACGCCAACGTGACCCAAGGGTTCTGGAAGAACTTCAACGGTGAGACCAAGGAGGCAGACATCCTACGCGCATACGGCGTGGCCGGTGCTCGTGACTACGTCGACTCGTTCGACAACTTCCGTAAGGACATGCTAGACAGACAGGACTCTAAGTGGTGGCACTTCGTGGAGAAAGCTGAGCGCATGGCGACGTCCTCCGACCTGGCTGCGCGCGAGGCGGCCTACAAGAAGCGTATCGCCGAAGGCGCCGATGAGTTCGCCGCGCAGCATGCCGCCCGTATGTTGATCGACTTTAATAACCGAGGGAACTCCAGAACGCTCGCTGCGCTGATGACACTGACCCCGTTCGTGAATGCCCGTATCCAAGGTACGCACCGTATGGTGGATGCCCTGCGCGGCAAGATCCCAGGCATGGACAAAGAAGAAGCCCAGAAGATGGCTCTGATGCAGGTTGGCAAGTTGATGGCGTTCACCCTTGCGTACTCTCTGTATAAGAAAGATGACGACGAGTACGAGAATCAGACCACCATCGTGCGCAACAACAACTTCATGCTTGGCCCTTTCAAAGTGCCGGTCGCCGGTGAGATGCTCCCGTTCAAGGTGTTAGCAGAGACCACAGCGCGGCAGATGATGGATGCACCGGGCGAGGACTGGAGCAAGAGTCGTGGGTCTATGGCGGGCGCGTTGGGCAACGTCCTACTAGGTCCGTCGGATATGGTGCCGTCACTTGTTCGTCCTGTTGTTGAGGCCGCTACCAACCACTCTTTCGCAACTGGCCACGAGCTGATCAGCCGGGGGATGGCTAATGCCTCACCGAAGAACCAATACACCGCAAGCAACACCGCCGCATCCAAGGCGATCGCCGCAGGTATCCAAGATACGCTTGACGCTATGGGTATCCACGAGTCGGGCGTCAGCCCTATCGTATTGGAGAACTTCATCACCGGTTGGACCGGCCGCGCAGGGCAGGAAGCGCTGAACATCATGCGCAACCTCGAGTCTGGGTTCGGTGACCGCGCCGCGCCTAAGCGTAGTGAAGTCGCCTTAGTCGGCGCATTCACGACAAACCCACAAGGCAATGCTCTACGTGGTGACTTCCAAGAAGTGGTCGACCGTGTGAATGCCGCGAGAGCTGATCTGAAACGTCTGCAGGACGCGGGTAAAGGCAAGGAAGCCGCCGAGTTCATCCGCGAGCACCAGAAGATATTGGCCCTGCAAGCGCGCATCACTCCGATACAACAACGCCTTGCGGCTATCAAGAAGCGCGAGCAGATGATGGAGAAGACCGGTGAGAACCGCGCTGCGCTATACCAGCAGAAGCTACAAGCCCTGCAGCAGGTGCATGACATACGCAAGCAAGCAGGGTTCTAAGCAGTCCTCAAGACACGGATGCCGTACAGACCGGTAGCCGTGTCGATCCCCATACGATAATCTATGGTGAACTCCAGCTCGGCGGCGATCTTCCGCAGTTGATGAATATGTGCGCCAGCAGACAGACACGGCACAAAGAAGCTATCCCCGACCTCGAGTAGTGAGATGGGGTAGTGGACGGTGGGTTGGTGTTTTATCGGCATTGTTGTAGATAATCCAGAGCACGCTGATTGAGTTTGAACAGTATCTCGTCCATCATATGGTCGACCTGATAGTCGACGAACCCTAGCATATGAAGACGGCGAATGTTCCTAGGGGTAGGATCTATAGCAAAGAAATCTAATCTATCCACTCGGATCACTGGCGTACCATCCATCAATAGCGCGGCGATATCAGCACAAACTAGCTCCTCATCACCGAGCCCGACAACGGATTTGCCGTAGACGTGTTGCAGGAAATTAGTTGGGTCTAGCTTGATTGATGCCATCACACACCCCCATTCACGATGTCACCCAGGACGCCCACCGCATGGAACGCCAGAGCCTTAGTAGGGCTAGTGACCACCGGTGTACCTGCACCCATGCGCTTGATGACCACACCCTTGAACTGAGCGTTCTTGGTGTAGTGGGAGATCATATCGACGTACGAGTGAGCGCGAGCCACGCAGTAGTCCTTCAGTGCGCTCTGTGCGATGAACAGCATGTCGGTGTCCTTCTCGTACCGGATGATCAGCTTGCCGCGCGCCTCGCGTTCTACCTTCGCCCCATACAGGGATGCAGTCTGAGGACTTGCCGCCGCGGTTGCCGCTACGTTGGCGTCAGGGATAAGGATGTTCGACCAATTCTCAGCGATGAAGTCACCCAACACGTTGTCATGCGAGATCAGGTTCTCAGCCGTAGACTTGCGTACGCTACGCATACGAGCCAACCAAGATTGATAGATGCGCTCCAAGTCGTACGCCTTCAGCATGCCCAACTCTTCCTGTAGGATCTTACCTGCGGCGAACATAGTCGCGGCTAGAGCCACCCAGTTACGCTCACTGCTGACGCTAGTGAAGTCCTTCTCGAACCTAGCACGCTCAGCGGCGACACGCTTGTCCAACTCGCCCTCGTGTGCGACCAACCACTTCGCATAGATAGGGCCCGCATGCCCGTAGTTCTTGGATATCTTACCGAAGTGAGCCTCACCACTAACCACGTTCTCCAGAGGAGCGAACACCACCTCTACCAGACGAGCGTACTCACCGGCGGCGTTGGTCTTGTGTGCGCCTAGCACGTCACTGATGTGCTTGTTGCCGTTGGTGATGAGGGTGTTGTTGCGGCGGTCGTTGTTGACTATCTCTTGTGAGCCTGAGCTCAAGCGGAGCTTCTCACGTCCTTGGGACTGGGCGTAGGCCAGGTCGCTCAGTCGGTCTGCGGCTAGGTTCGTTATCTCATCTTGGCAAATAGCCATGCTGTTGAACACGACGCGGCGTTTCTCCAGTGCATTGACCGTATCCTGTTTCGTCAGCTTCATCGCGAGTGGGTCACCCCAGATGCTGTTGATGACGTTGGTCAACGTAGTCTTACCCGTACCTGACTCAGAACTTACCATATGCAACCACACAGGGTCTTCATAGGTATAGGCATTCAGCATGGAACCGAACCCCGCTAGCATACAGGCGGCGTACAGCTCGAACCCAGGAGCCGCATAGCGTTCAGCGATCTCCTGCCACGCATCGAACGTACCGGACGTCTTCATCATGTTGGCGACCGTCGTGGACTTGGATGCCGGTGGGCAGTATTGCTGACCATCAGGTGTGAACATGGTGCGACCCCAGACGATACCCTTGCGGTCTTCTGTCCAACCCATCTGCCCACGCGCAGGTTCAGCGGCGGATTCATGCTGCATATTCTTGACCGCGCGGGTCATGTAAGTGCCTATCTTGTTCATCTGTTCTTTGTGCGCGGCGACACCGTGGTAGCCTAGCTTGTCCTTCATACGTTCGATCGATTGCGCATCAGCTAGTGGGATGACTATCTCCTCGACTCCGTCCTTGGGGCGGTTGTGCAACACGATGAGGACTTCACCCTTCTCTGGGTCCTTGATGCGGCGGACCACATTCAGGTCATGCTCATATACGAGTACAGGCTCACCCTCCTCACCTTCAATGGGCGACACACCCGGCATATAGATACCACCATGCTTACCACGGAAGTAGGGGAACGGCATATCGGGAATCTTGATGATGCTCGAGTCTAGTGCTGACTCTTCTACCTGTCCGTCCTCATTCATGAACGACAGCTTGTCGGTCTTGGGCTCAGCACGGGCGATGTCTTTACCTAGTGCGATGGGGCCGACGATCTTACCCTTGTGTGGGCACTTAGCGCAGAGTGCCGCGCCGCATTTAGCTTCGATAGCCGCGCAGGTGTGCGGGCCGTTGGTCTCGTTCGCCTTGCGTTCTGTCTCGTCGTGGCTGTATCCGGGGTGCCCCTTGGATATCTTGTGTATCACCACGTCACGATCTTCACATACTTGTGCAATGGAAAGCACCGCGCGCCATAGGGGCTCAGCGGTCTCCTCTTGGTGTTCGATGGCGTAGCGCACTTGGGCGCAGCCCTTGCCTTCTAGGCTCAGCTTGGCGATCTTCTTGAAGATGCTTATCTGGTTACCGGCTAAGGCCGATGTGACTGCGTCCGTGGGTTTCTTTTTCGCTTTGGGTTTCGGTTTGTGCTCGAAGCCGTTGATGCCGTACCCACCGCAGGAGGTCTCGATGATAGTCTTCAGACGTACCCACGACGTGACTTCACCCTCGCATAGGAGTTCTACCTCGCGTGGCTCATCAGGTAGCTTGTAGTTCATCGTGCTAGGCACGCGCAGGATGCGGGCGGGGTCAGTGCTACACCCTGGGTCTTTGATGCTCAGCCCTGCGGCGGCGCACAGCTCAACTAGCTTCTGCGCATACACCGACCACACGTCGACCAGGATAGGCTCTTCCAACACCCAGTACACATGGAGTCCGCCGCCTGAGTTGACGACGAACGGAGTCGGCAGGTGCGTGTCTACGCATAGCTTATACAGTGCATCCCAACCATCCTGATGCGTTGGGTATGCCGTACCGTCGCCGCAGTCTAGGTCTACCCAGAACGCCTTGGCGTGTTGTACGTTTTCTTTCTTGCGATTGTCTGGAGTGAGATATGTTGCGCATCCGAAGTACACATCTTCTTCGTTAGCTAGCGCGGCGCCAATAACCCCCTTGGCCGCGTCCACATCTTCTACCAATACCTGCTGAACCTTTTTATTCTTGATCCCTACGATGGCTACATAGCCTTCAGACGGGAGCACAGCCCTGAGGAACTCGGATGGTCTCATGTTTGTTTATACCAACTGGAACGGCACGGAGAAATGCGGCGTGAATCCGCCGCGTCACATAACTTTAGAACAGTCGCATCTGTCCGTCAACCGGCGCGTCAGCTCCGTTCGGGTTACGGTTCGGGATCTCGGCTAATCGATCCATCATCTCACGAACTAATTCGTTTAGATTCAAGCCTTGCTGGTCGGCGATAGCCAGAAGTTCTGGTGTCGTCATAGTTGAGTATTTTGTTCTGGATATCTTCATTTTACCTACCCCTTACTTGTATTGTTTTACGATTGCTAGCGCAGTCGGTAAATCCTTTGCCGGTAGGTCATGCGCAGCTAGCGCGGCTACCAACACTTGAGTGATTCGTTCTACCTTCGGTAGATGATGTTCTGCGACTTCGTTCGCGCCTGTGAACCAGTAGTACACACCTTGTCTTGTGATGCCCATCCACTTAGCTACGACTTGCACAGGTATCTGCGCCTCGATGCACATAGCCGCGAGGAAAACGCCTGGTCGGGTTTGATCCGCCTTAGCGATTGCGTCGATTGTTTTCTGTTGGTACTTTGCCATGATGACTCCTATGAAAAATAGGTGGCTGCTAGCAGCCACCTATACATTACTTAGTCATCCCACTCAGCGAGAACTGCGCTGACTGGCTTCTTACCTGCAGGTGCTTCAGCCGGTTTGGATTTGGATGCGACCACGGGCTCGTTACCTTCCTCAGCCGCAGGTTTAGCTTTCTTGGTTGGCTTCGGGGCTTCTTCCTCTTCTTCCTCAACCTTAGGCAGAGCCTTCGCCGCAGGTTTCGCAGTTGCCTTAGCGCCGTCTTGCTTGAACACGGACAACGTGATGGCTTGCATCGCATCAGAGCTAGCACCCTGCTCAGCAGACAACTCCGCTTCGTCATCTTCCAACGCACGCACCGCCTTGAAGGTCAACTTCGGTGTAGCCGACTTGGTGTCGAACTTCATCTCGGTAACGACTTCAGTGATAGGCACGCCGTTCTGTGCCAAGTAGCGAGCATACGCTTGCAGAGGGAGCTTGGTGTTGTTAGCTTCACCCTTACCGAACAACGATGTTGCAGGTAACGCCAACTGATACACAGGGCCACCGATCTCGCCTTCGAGAACCACCGCCAAGCGTTGCTGGTAGCGGCAAGCGCGCGAGTCACCCTGACCAGAGCCACTGATGTTCTGTGGGCAGTCCGCGCAAGAGGACGCCTGCGCATTCTCCACACCCTTATCCGGTGTCTTACCATCGGACGACTGGCAAGTTGGGCCGGTCACCACATCTTCGTTGTACGCACCTTCGTAGTACTGACGATTCACAGCCGGAGCCGCCGCGACTACCACGATGTTCATCTGGCGGTCTTCGTTCTCAGCGACCTGCTTGCCGTCCACAATCATGCGGAACACAGAACCCTTGATACTGATACGGCGACCACCACCTGCGGATCCACCGGCCAACGCTTTAGTTACGGCATCCATCTCACGGTTTTGCAAACGTGTTGGGAGTTTGCCGCCAAACAATGTCATTCCTGTACTCATCTTCACTACTCCTTTTGGTTAAAGTTACTTTGCTGCTTTACGAACGGTGCAAGCATAGCGGCGGTCGATGTTCAGACCAGGTGGAGGGTTGTCTGTATGCTCCTCCAACCACTGCCCCATGTTTGTTTGGTGTACGCGTTTCTCCAAGAGACCTAACGCCTCGTTGTCGATAACGAACTGGTTGAAAATCTCCCAATCAGCGGGCCAGTACCGAGTCTTCACAGACCGGACGATGGTGCCGAACGGGGTCTTGATGCTATCAGCATCCTCATCCTTGCACTTCTCGAGCATCTCCTCTTCGAGAGTCTCGAGGGCTTCCTTCAGCTTGTTGTCCTCAAGCTCATACGCCGCCAACAACTCAGCGCGTTTAGAACGGATCTTGATATAGACGGACGCAAGCTTCCCTGCAGTTACCTCGTTTGCTTCTTTCATGATGAACCTCCTTCTTGTTTTTAATCGTCCCGATCTTCCTGCTCCAACCACTCATCCCGTGTCAGCCCGCGCAGAGCGGCTTTGTGTGTTTCTGTGCTTTCCTTCTCACCCCCGCCCCAACCAGTATGTTCAACTGATGTTGCACTATCACAAGCGTCACAGCAGGGGTCGTAACTCGTATGCCCGAATGCGCATTGATACGGCATAGCACCTCCTTCTTTTTATTGAGCGACCATTGTTTCATACTGATACTACTTTGTCAAGCCACTTTACAACTCCATTACTTCTTTATACAGATCCATGAGTGACACTTGGGCGGCCCCACGAACCTGCAGTGCCTTATATAGCTGTGCTTCTGCAGGGCTACCCTGCATGTGATACACCGTCACCTTATTCTTCTGGCCATTGCGATGCGCACGGGCGTTAGCTTGCAGGTACGTCTCCATGCTCGTCGTCGGCCCAAACCACACCACCGTGTTAGCCGCAGTCAGGGTCACACCGTGTGCCGCCGCCTGAGGTTGGATGATGATGACCTTCGGGTCAGGCTGATATTGGAAGGCGGAGAATATCTCGCCGCGCTTACCTTGTGATACCGACCCGTTGATCGTAGCGTGTGTGTAGCCTCGCTTAGTCAAGTCCTTCTCTAGCATCTCGATGGTGTGCGTGAACGGAGCGAACACAATGACCTTGTGTGAGCTCTCATCGATGATGTCTGCTAACGCATCCAAGCGCGGCTTGACGTCGAACTCTACGACCGTCTTCTTCCCTTGGTGCTCTCCATCAGCATATACCGCGCCGGTTGACAACTGCAGTAGCTTATTCAGCATAGCGGCGGCGTTTACCGCGGTTATCTCCTCACCGGCCGCTAGTGCCAACATCTGAGTCTTCAACGTCTTGTAGTACTTCTCCTGTTGCGCTGTTAATGGGATCATGCGATCGATGTACATCATGTCCGGCAAGTCCAAGCACTCTTCTTTGGTGTGCCGTATCGCAGGTTGCAACGCGTTATGCACAATGTCCTTAGCCTTGGCTCGAGGTATCCACTTGAACGCCGTTAGCTGTTGCATCACCATGTCGCGCCACGACCCGAAGAACTTAGGCACGCGGTCAGGCGAGACTAGCTTGGCCAGGCCATACGCATCCTCAGGCGACTGTGCCGCAGGTGTACCAGTCATTAGCCACACCCGAGTGTCGGGGCCGCATAGCCGCTTGATGCTCTTGCTACGCTTCGCTTGCGCGTTCTTCACATAGGTAGCTTCGTCCATGATGATGAGATCGAAACCACCCGCTAGCAACTCGTCCTCGACGATAAGCACGCCGTCATAGTTGATGATGCAGAACTCACAGTCGCTGTTGATGACGTCCACGCGCTTCTGCTTAGTGCCATGCGCGATACCCACCGTGCGGTGCATCAGCACCTTGAACAGGTCTTGTTGCCACGCGGCTTGCATGATGGATACTGGACAGATGACCAGGACGCGCTTCACCTGTCCGATAGTCATGAGGTAGTCCGCCGCCCACGCCGCTGCCGCTGTCTTGCCTAGACCCTGCTCATCGAAACAGAACGCGCGCTTGTGCATGGACAAGAACGACGCCGTGTCGCGTTGGTGATCCATCGGCTTGAATAATCCGGGCCAGTTGTATGCTTTGTTTATGGGAGAGGGTACACCCTTAACCCCCATGTTCTTTAGTACTAGGCTCTCGTCGTAGCCCCAGTGGAACAGCATCTCGTGAACGCCGGGTGCGACTTCGCCTTCATAGTGACTCTTTGGAATCACTGCTGTAAACCTATCGGGCGAACGAACTCGCACCCGAAGGGCACGTCCTTCGACAATTTCCATCTTACCTCCTGTTATAGGTCTGACCGCTGTACCCGTTCATCATACAGCGTACTTGTTTGTAGCGCCCACAGCGGCGCAGATTCAACGGTCAGGCCTATAACCCTTTCGGGTTATAGTTTGCTACGTTTCTTACCAGCCTTCTCACCGGGGTTGTGCCCGTTGTCTGATCGATTCGCTGTCTTGCTACGCAAGCGCAGGTTACCAGTCGTACTCTTACCACCCTCAGCCAACGCCTTGACGTGGTCGATGTCCTTGCCTTTACGATCAATACCCGCCTTGTCGTACGCGCGTCGTGCCTTCTGACGCTCTAGTTGCTTTTTATCTTCCCCACGAGCCTTCTGTTGCAACCACTGGTCGTGGAAATAGGGGTCACCTTTGGGTATGTCTTTACGGCGCGGCATGTTCAGTCCTCCATGTACTTCCAGTATGGGTCAGCTCTAAGTCCGTCTATATTAGCACCGCGCATAAGTTCCTGCCCAAAATAGTTGCGTGCTGCTTTACGGACATCCTCTGCATACTGCACGCGCCACTTCCGGTTGACCCCCTTGTATTTCTTACCAACGAGGTGTTTAGCTACTACATGTTTCGGATGCTGATAATCTAGCGTTGCTTCATCGTAGTAATCGTAGTACATCACGCGTCCTTCGCATTTAACCGGCGCCATGCCGAAGACTGCACATAGTGCAACAGACTTACCGACCTGGCGGCTTGGGCTTCCAGTGCTCGCAGGTAGTGACTGGGCACCAAGGACAGAGCCCGCTGCTTTTTGCGTTCCACACATTCGTTTCATGAGCCGTCTCCACTCTCTGTAGCTTACCTAGCCAAGTGCTCCAGTGCCGCTCAGCATCCTCACGCTTGGTTATCTTCTGCACCATGACGTTGTGCGCTAGGAACAGCAGTGCGCCCCTCGACACTTGTACCTCAGGGAACTTGGCGAACACCATCAACGCCATCAGTTCAAGCTGTGCGACATCAGGGTACTTCGCACTTCCAGTCTTGTAATCTAGGACTCGAGCCTTCTCACCGTTGATGATGACCACGTCGGCGATACCGCGCAGTATAGCAGTTGGGTCGTCGAAAGTCACAGCCTCAAGTTTATCATTCACCCCCATCTCAAGCTCACAGTATTTGTCGCCGGGGATGTTCGCGATGGCCTCCACCATATCCGACCCAGGGAACTGCATCGGGAACGGTGTGCCATCACGCACGTATAGCTCCGCCGCGCTGTGAACCTCCTTGCCCCAGATCGTCTGCACCGTATCCTGCGGCGGGTGCTTCTTCAGTACACGGACTTCATGAAACTGGCGCGGGCAGTTCTCGTAAGACTTCAGACCGGAGTAAGAGAGGGTCATCCCTGCACCCGCTCGACCAGACCAACATAACCGATAGCATCGACCAGGTTGTCACGCTTGTACACGTTCATCTGACGGGCTTTCTTCAAGTCAGCCATCATCCAGCAAACATCTTCTGCGGACAGGTCTACGTCAGTGCCGTACTTCTGCAACATATACAGACGCCACTGCTGTGCGATGTTCGTTAGGTTCTTCGATGGGTGACCGTAGGTCTGCTCACGGTCACCATGTATCAATGCGGTGGCCTCTTCGAGCACCGACTGCGGCGCGCTCAAGTCCAGTGGTGCGTATTGTTTGCCGGTCATGCCTGTTATCACATCACTCATTTCAATTTCCTCCTATCTCTGCAGGGCGCGCATGCTCCATCGACGAGCCGCCCCGACCACTCACCACAAAAATCGCAGTCACCAGGAGCCCCGACAGGGATACGTCTTGCTGTCTCCCTCGCGGCCTCTAGTGCCCTAGCTGTATCTTCCATCTCGCGAGTCTGCGCAATATCGATCTCGTCACTCATACGACCTCCACCCACAACACCTTGCTATGCGGGTGTTTGTAGTCGTGCATCACTTGACCCTTCAATCTAGGCTTAGGTAGATCCCAATGCGCGCATCGTGGTGTTCTGTGCAACCACCGGCGCATCGCCAAGCGATACGCGTCCATCGTAAGTTCTCGGATTCCTCGCTTGTATCTCCGCATCAGTGGGCTCCAGAATAATTATCACTCGCCTCGCATTCCGCATCGAGCGGCAAAGCTAGACCCCCGTCAGATCCGTCACACCAGCTCGGAGGCGTGCGCATAACAGACAACATAAACGCTTTAGCTTCTTCAACCTCGTCGTCGGCTACAAGACAGATGATCTCATCATGCACCGTGCCAACAACCATGAACCGCTTGTCGATCTTCAGCATATGCTCGCAGATGATGTCCCGAGCTAGACTTTGAACACATCTCTGGAAAACTTTCGACCCGTAGGTACGATCTCTCGCCTTCCGTTTCTGTTCATAAGTATAACCCATTTTTCCATCTTTCTTATCCTTCGTCCATCTTAAATCTGGATAAGTCAGCATCAGGCCTGAGGGCTTCATGATGCCTTCGGCGGTCACGTTCAAGATGCCCGGTCGCAGGTACTCACCGTAGTTTGATTTCGCATACAGCGCATCAAGTACATCCTTACCTTCGTTCCACGCTTGCGTCACCATCGTGTACTCGCCGCGATATAGATCGGTCATCGCCTGTGTCTCATCTTCACTGAATCGAACCTTGCCTTGGATGCGCAACGTCTCCTTCAACTTCTTATGGCCAGTGCCGTAGATCGAGCTCAACTGAATCACCTTACCAGTAGTTCTCTCACGACTCTTCTTACCGAGGTCGACTATCTCACCGTACGACTTCTTAAACACAGGCACAGCGATATCGACGTAGAGGTCGACACCATCCTCAATGAGTTTGATCTTGTCATCTTGGCAAGCTAGATACAACCCGAGGCGTAGCTCGATGTTGCTCAAGTCTGCGGATACGATCTTATACCCCTTAGGCGCTTTGATAGCCTGACGCAACACGCTACCGCGTCCCATGTTCTGCACGTTGATACCGTCGAAGCCTGACCATCTATGCGTCACCGCCGCGCCGCTATACTTCAGGGGGAAAGGCATAGCGCCGCGCTTAGCTACTGCTATGAACGCTTCCGTTCTGCTCTCCTCGATGGTGCTCTTGTTGCCTAAGCGCGCGGCGACCGCCGCTTGCACCATCTCATCCTCGTGCTCTAACAGATTGGTAAACTCCTCATCGGTCTTAGCAAATGCGAAAGCCAGTTTCTGCGTTGTTGGACTCACCTTCACTGGTGGCTCAACACCTAGCTTGCGCAGTAGCGTAGCGAACTTCGCATTGGACATGAGTATCGTCTTCACATCTTCTTCGGACTCGACGCCCATCAGCGTAGCTATCTTAACCAGACTCTCGCGTTGCTTCACACGTACATCGATGAGGTGCTTTTCTAAAAGAGGTAAATCAAGTTCGAGTACCGGCTCTACAAACATACGGATCGTAGTGCTTATCGCCTTCAGTTCCGACTTTGAGAACTTAGGCGACATGATGTCAAACAGTGTACGGCACAGCCACGCATCCATATCGCAGTATTCGCCGTAGGCCGCGAGTTGCTCCGCAGAGAAATCTGCACGACGCATACCGATAGCGTTATGCACTTCAGTACCCTTGGACGGTAGGCTGTATCTCTCTGCGAGCGACTTCAGTGAGACCGACTCGTTGATACCATGCAACGCATTGGCCATAGACAGCGTGTCCAGATACACCTTCGGACGGATGCCGAAGTGCCAGTTGAGGATCGCCATGTCGAAGTGCGCGTTGTGTGATAGTACGAACGACTCAGACCAATCAGCTTGTTTTAAAAGCCACGCGCGTATCTCCTTACGCGAACCACTGAACCACTTCGGCGCCTTGTCATCTATCATGATAGACACGCCGACTACTTCAAACTGCGGGTCACGGATGTACGACTCCGTGGTCATTTTGGAAAGGCTGAAGTCCTTCGAGTAGAAGGTCTCCATGTCTATAGCTATAAGACTCATCGTTGTGTACCAGTTAGTGTGTTACCTAGATTACCTAGCCCCTGCTGCGCGTACATCTGTTTGGCGTACTGCGCTTGTTGATACGCTTGTTGGTTCGCATACGGATGTTGCGCAGCCAAACCGCCTAACGAGTTGGGGTTAACCTGTTTCGCCTGATTAGCCTGACCCTTCTCGTTGAACGTCTCACCCATCAGGATCTTAGCCGCGGTCGCCTCGGCTTTACGACGCTTCAAAGATATAGCATGCTCCACGCGCAAGCGCATCACCACGCTTGTCAGCACGCGCTTATCTATCCAAGTACCACAGGCTAACGCATTCTCGTACATCGTCATAGGTTCATACGCGTCGTCGACCGGCTCACCGTCTTTCATATCCGCCCATTTATATGTCGCTTCGAGAACCATCTTGCCCGTGTCCGACATGAATCGCTTCAGTAGTTTTTCAATCATGTTTGTTCTCCGAATAAATAGTCAGCGGCTTCTGCCGCAAGGTCACCACACTTGACCGTCACCACCCCGTCTTTCAAGCGAATAACTATACCTTCCTCCGCCATCGCCCTGCTATGGTACGGGACTTGATACTGCACATGCTGCCCACCAAACTGCATAGCTACACTACGCAATACCTGTTGATCGGGGTATCGCGTGCTCAACATGACCAGCGGTTTCATGACGCCCCCAGTAGTATCAAGTACCCTTGTAGTTCAGACATATTGCTCTCGTTGATGACTAGCGCGGCACCACCCGCCTCTCGTATCGCCGCTAAGTTCTTCTCCTGTAGCGCGGTCGTCTTACCCTTACCTGCTTTGCACTCGATCGCTAGGAACTTACCGTTGCAACACGCTATGATATCAGGAATCCCCGAGTTACCGTATCCGCCAGTCATAGGGCTGAAGTGATAACACTCATACGCATCCAACATCTTTTTAACCTTGGCTTTTACTGCTCCCTCTTTTGTTGTCGCCATCTTTCACCTCCGGGTGTTTTGCTTGTAGAACATCGATGTTGACGCCGAGACCGAACGCTGAGCGGACCAATGCGCGGACGGTAGGGCTAGGTGTTACCGCGTGCATCCTTGCCAACTGGTCGCACTGCGCATCGGTTAGTTTATGTCGCATCTATAGCTCCTCGTATTTAAGTTTGAATTCTTGGTCGGACATGATCTTCATGATGCCGTTCTCGCCTATGCGCAACCACATGCCGGGGTAGAACATATCGATGCGCGAGTTGCGGTGTACTGGGTCGACCCACCTGAGCATCATAGCGTCACCATAAGGCGAAGCCTCGATGCCGGAGGTCTTCATCAGCTCCATAACCTCCTCGGTGTTACTCGCGGTCCACTGTGTGCATGCTGCACGATAGGGTTTCTTTTTGTGTGTGTACATCATTCTTCCTCCTCTTCATCTTTAGGCCAACCAATAGCACTCAGTATCTCGAGCGCGCGGTCGTTTGATTCCGTGTTAGACATCGTCGCATCATATATCTTCTTCGCTGCCCAACGTAGATGGTCTTCCATTTCTTTCTTTGACATAGTCATCTCCCGCTTTCGTTTACGCATGAATGAAACATGCTCTTTGTTGTCATTGTACCAAGCACGTTGCCGTGCCGCGCACTCTTCTCTGTTTGCTGCGTAAGCCGCGCTGCGTCTTTCGTTACGAGTCATACACTCAGCTCCATCAACTTATCACGCAGCTTAGTCATGCCGCCACGTATCTCGATCGGGCACACACCCATCGCCTTTAACTGCTCCACGTGTTTATGACTCAGGAAGTCCACCATCAGCACTGTGTGTTTCGCGTGCGCCGCGCGTGACTTCCATACTGAAGTGCCCTCATCTGCGCCTACGAAGCGGAGGTCTGCTACACCCTCGAACTCTCTCGTGAACATCTCTACCTGATCACCCTTCAGTCCGCCGATTAGGACGGATGGTAGGTATGGTTTCGGTTTAGGAAACTCGATCGGCTTCGCGACGATCTCCTCTGTCATGGCAGCAACAGAATCTTTCAGACGCTCGACGAGCATGGGGCGCAGTCTTGCTGTTATCTGAGAAGCCAGTGACTCAACGAATGAGTTTACCAACTCATCAAGTCCTTCCACTCGCGTCACCGCTGGGCCGTACGATGTGCCTAGAGAGGGGCTCATGCCGACTTCTCTTCTGTACTCGCGCTCCAATGTCTCCGCGTTCTGCTTGAACAGTTCCGTATCGGCTAACGCGGGTATCGTGTTGACCGGTTTTATTGGTTGTGTGAACGACGGCATCGCGGGGGGCACCTTCGGCTTCATGATGTACACGACTTCCAGTCCATGCTTACCCTTCATCACCAGCCCAGCTTTGATCAGCTGCTCAGCTCTGTACGTTGGTGTCTCGATCGCAGTGCCCAACCTCTTGGCGATCTGCTTCTTCGTCGCACCAGACGTACCGAACGACTCGATCACTTCAAACACTTGGTCTTCAGTTATTTTCATCTCGTTTCTCCTGTTAAGCGCATCCGAATCACAAAACTTATTCTCGTGCTCGATGGGTTTTGCCCCTCCCAGTCCCCGCTCTGGGTTATGGTTGTCCTCGTGAGTGCGTAAGAAACATCCCCCCGCTCGAACACCAGTCCAAATGTTGGGTGAACATTCCACGGCGCGGAGTATGCGTGCGGCGGTTCATTGGCGGCGTTCTGGCATATATCCTGTTGCCACTGTGGGCGGTAGAACACCGCCCCAAACTCCGTCCGTACAACCGTACCCTCACCGATGTATACGACTGGGTCTGCGGTGACGTATATCGCGTGTACCATCTTTTGCGGTAGCCAGTGGCATGGTGGCTCCCCCCATCCAGCCAGCTGATCATCGATCAGATCCTTCTGCTCCACATTCTGGTTCGCGACCGGGGTACTCAGATTTAAATACCCCACCCGGACTTGCTGATCAAACGCGCTCGTGATTATTCCGATAGAGTATGTAGCCGCGGTGGTGTTGGCCGTCTTGCCGAGACCCACCTCGATAGGGGCCGCAAAAGATCTTGCGGACAGTAGCAAAGCTACAAGTGCAGTGGTGGCTATCTTCACTCCTTCTCTCCTTCCAATGCCGCTAACTGTCTATGCAACTCTGAAACCCTAACTGCTGAATCTGCCTCATCAATCCTAGCCTCCAACAGTTTCTTTTCTAGCCAGTTGGATGGGGATGCATTGGCAAGAAAATCTCTAAGCCATGTCGCGCTATCCATTGTTGAAGTATCTTCAGCATGACCACAAGTAGGGCATTGCCACGTTTCTCCATCGAACTGCTGCATCAGGTATGACAAAGCCCCATCCTTCATAGCCACTTGAGCTTGTAGCTGTTCAAACCTTTCAAGTATCTTGTCTGCGCTTCTGATTCGGCGTTCAATCTCCGCCTCAAGCTCTTTCACCTCTTCGTTGCGAGTGGCGATTGCGGCTTGTAATTTCTCAATTACATTTCTGTAATCCTGTTTCAATTCTTCTAACTCACCTTCAGTTATTTGAGCAGTATCATTTGCGTCATATCCCATCTCATCTCTCCTTCGATGCAGTAATCATGGCTTTGTAAAGCTCTGTCATTTTATTGTGCGATAAACTAGTCGAATGTTCTGCACCACAATCACATTTAACGTTCACAGAAAACAAACCACATCTAGTCATATCCCAAGTCGGCTCAATCGGCACTAGCACCTTACCCTCTGGTACTTGTGGGTGAGCGTACAGCTTGCAAGACAGACCTTGCTCCACTTCTAGCTTATTTGCAGGGATGTACGCACCACCTGTATCAATCATCGAGCCTGTAGTATCGTCATAGTCTGGGCAGTAGATGTAATCGCCAATAACAGGCTCACTACTGCGTAGCTTGTTGAGTTCTGCTTCAGCCGCATTACGCTCAAGCAAGACCAGTTTGTACATCGAATCAGAAAGTGCCAACTCTTTTGTTACTGTGGCGAGTTGCTCTTTCAATGCTGTCATATTCTTTTCGTGATACTCAAGTTCTTTGACTGCTTCTTTAGGGTCGCAACCGTTCTCAAGCCATGTTATTACTGATCGTAAGCTCATTTCACACCTCCTCGGATAGCTTCTGCACACTCTTCTGCTGTATCAAAACAAGGCAGTCGTGGTTCTGCGGCAAATCCAGTTTCGTATGTTTGTTCGCACAGTTTCGCACATGCCTCTCTAACTTCTTTCTCAATTGCGGCACAGGTGGCTAGGAATGCTTGTGTGTAAAAACTTAGTCCAACCACACTGTCGTTTATTTCGGTTACATGACCACCATTCTCTTTCGCTACCTGCAAGTATCGTTCGTTGTTCATTTCTTATCCTCCCAAGTAGCTAGAATAATTCCAGTAGCTAAACCGCTTAAAATAAGTGCGTAAAGGCCAGCTAGAAAAATTGCGCTACCGCGTTCAAACTCGGCACCACTAAGCCAGAATAGATACAGGAACACCAGATGCACCACTACGAAGGCGGATACTGCGGCTAGGTATTTCATTTCGTCCACCTCTCAGTAAATGGTTTAGGTTGTCCAGCGTTCCGCTTGATGCGGTCAACCTTTAGGTTGCAAGTGCCTTCACGGATGTCGGTCAGTGTTGTGCATGGTGCGCCGATTACGGTCTGCTCGGTAGCATTCCTCGCTACCACATTCGTAGTTTGACTCGTCGCCTGCGCTAACCCAAAAAGTAGCATGGCAAATGCTACACTTACGCTCAACTGGACTCCACGCCTTAACAGGCTTGGCCTTGTGAGATGAGATATGCTCAACCAGTTTCGACTGCGGCTTCCGAATATGACTCTCATACCACGAGTAAAACCAGAAGCCCGCAAGGAAACCCAGTGCTGCGCTCGTAACTGCAATGAAATATCCATTCATCATGCCCCCTTCGTGTAGATAAGTAGTCCCGCGATGATTATCATTGCGATGATGCCGCCGACTTCTTTCCAGTTAAGATCGCCGCGCTCTCGCATCATTTTCTTTTTACGTCTAAACATTGAAGTCATGGTTAAGCCTCCGTGTCTAGTTTCGTTATTGGATCGAACCCTGCGGCCCCGTACACCGCGGTTGTCTCAAGGTATTGCCCGAACTTGTTTTGGAAACCGTGGAATACTTTCCCATCCCACAGAGCCATACACCCTATGAATCTCCCAATGCCGTAATACCAGCACCCAACCGTTAGGTCGCGTACATCGATCACTTCATCTAATACGCCCCGTGCTAATTTAATCTGTCTCATGATTTCTCCTTTGGTAATTTCCGTTTCACTTTGAAGCGAGCATCCGCCTCAGCGGCTTTCGCCGCCTTAGCTTCAGCTCGCGCTTCTTTACGCATCGCGCACACTATGTGTCCGTTACGCGCCCACCATAACTTCTGGTGTTCCTGCATGGTGAGCTTACGTAGTGGTAGCGGCTTGTGCGCCATCTTCGTACTCCTGTAGAAGTTCTTTTGTGTCCTCCAACCAGTACACTTCTTTGGACACGCGGCGACCTAGACCGGGCACACTACCCAAGTCATCCTGCATCGTCAGCACGGCAACCGCTGTCTGGGTTAGCTTTGGCATATCGCCGAACGTAGCGAACTGCCTGCGCCACTGTTCTAGGTAGTTCCCACCATCCTTGCCTTGGTCGATGTGAGTCACGCGCCAATGAGTCTGTTTGTCTTGTACGTCTAGCATTATAGTCCTACTCCTTTCAGTTTAGATAAGATCTCATCCATGCGAGCCTTCGTAGCATCTCTCGCCTCGGGTCGCCCACGCAACGCCTCGATACTTGTTCCCGCCAACGCCTTCTCCAATTCACGGCGGCGCGCCTCTAACTCAGGGTCGTTGGTCACGTTCAAGCGAGTCAGGATACCGCACAGTTCCAATGCGTTCTCCATAGTAGACTCACGGAAGATCGTCTTCTCCATCGCACACTTGTCGCGCAGATGTGAGACCGTTGTATAGAGACGTTCCCACAGGTCATCCATCGCCGCTTTAGTGCGCTCCTCGAACGCCGCTTTGTACTGCTCTTCCAACTCAGCTTTCAAGTCAGCCTCGGCATCGATACGGAAGTCACCTGCCTCTGGCATAGGCAACAGAATCGTATTGAAACGAAACTTCTGGACGAGCTCATTCGCCGGAGGGTACTCCTTCGCATCGAACATAGAACCCAAACGGAATGCCTGTGCAGAGATCAACGTACTGTACTCCTGCAAGAACGTATCGACCAGTGTACCGTACTCCGTTTCCTTCTGTCCAGCCCAGTCCTTGAAGTCGAATATCTGTTTGAAGGGCAACAGGCGTGTACCTGATGTAGACCACGGCAGAGTCATTGCGTAATACTCTTGCCGCGCTGATGACGCATAGTTGTTGATCTCAGCGAGACGGTCGGAACCGGCGAAGAGGTTCTTGTTCACGCGTGCGGCATCGCGGTTAGCCGCCTTGCCGCTAGTCACCTCAGCCGTGACCTTACGGTCAAGCTTACGCCCTGTCCATGCGCTGATGTTAAGTTCTACCAGTACTGCAGAATTAGAAATACTCATGATCACTTCTCCTTATAAAGATAAATAACGTAGCCCCATCGGGGACACTTTGCTCAACGGCTCTTGTACTACCTGCTTGATACCTTGGTACGTCTTCGGCGTGCGTCTTTCACCTGCACCAATCACATACCCCATCATCATCAACCACGCCAGTGATGTGCTGTTGTTCGCTTCTCGTAGTGCATTGTTCCCTTCAAAGTTTGTAAACGAATCACCTAGCATGATGAGCGCGGCTATCGCCGCGTTTATCTCATCCGCGTGTTGGTCGTAGCTACGTGGCGCGTTCATTTCAGCACGCTCCAACCCTTGTACGTGATCTGCGCACGGTCAGCTCTGTAGTAGTAGATGAACCCCCTGCGAAGTAACCAGGCGAGCGGCACTCTCGCCTCCGCCTCTGCAAGAGCCCTCCGACCCGCCACCGACTCGAAGTCACCACCCATCATCGCGAGCACAGCTAGCGCCTGTTGATACTCAGTATCGCTGTATCTCATTTCAACGCCTCCTTTCCTGCATCGGTGAACCGTATCACCCAACCCACACCTTTGATGAACTCGGATGTGATGAGCCCATCGCTTATCAGGTCGTATAGTGTCTCAAGCCCCACATCGTTGCGAAGTTGCGCCGCGTTGCTACCGGCGAGCAGCACCCTCATTAGCGCCTCACGTTGGGTCATGACAAGAACTCCTTTCCTTCCTCGGTGACATGACCTGTGCCACTAGCATCGAACTGCACATACCTAGCACCGATCAAGTTCGCGAGCCTAGACATACCGATCAGACGTACGGCGTCCCACTGCTTAAACTCAGACCCAAGCAAGAGCAGTTCCATGACACACCGTTGCATACGCTCTCTACCTGATGTGGACTTGCCGTGTGATAGCTCGTAGTGTTTACTATTCAACATACCCCACCCCCGAACATAGCCTCGACTACCTTCTGCATCTCCTCCACCTTGCACCACGGTATTTCCTGTGTGGTGTATTCCCACATGGCGGGGTTTGCGCTGTTGGGGTACGAGATGCGATACCCATTACCAGTGCGCGTCACATGTATGTCCACAGCACGCACGCCCACGCGGCGTACTCGATACACCCAACGACTGTCAGCGTACACACGCCAGCTAGAGTGGTTTAGGATCACAACGCACCTCCTTCTTCATCCAAGTACCAAGCCAGCGAACGACATACCCAAGCTCATCAAGGTCAGCGAAGTCAACAACACCTTCGACAGCATCAAGGCACTCCTCGGCATGAGTCCTTGTGAACACATCAGGCAGCGCAGACATCGCCGCGCTGATGTTGTCGGCGTACTGTTCCTTCAGTTCCTCCTTGCGTTGGTCACGCATGTATTCACATTCAGAGTCGTACGTGCTTTCCAACTCGCGGTACATACGGCTAGCCTCGCCATCCAAGTACTCATACATATAGGTCTCAAGCGATGATTCTGTCATAGGTAGCTCATCGGTCTGCACACCCGCAAAGAACCCGTCGGTCACTGCACCGTGGTCGTCCTCGTAGTACGCGTTGTACCCGACGTTCACAGACATAGAATTACCTCGGCTGTGTCGTATAGAGTTCACCTCCACCATGAACGGGTTAGCTACAAGCAGTAGATACCAATGCGGCATCTGCTCGGCGAACTCGGGGTGCGCGTGGAAGAACACAGTCCAATCGATAGTGCAGTCGAACGCAAGCCCATCACCTTGAGAGCAGAAACCGGAAAAGGATATCGCAGGTTCAACTATCTCTTTACCTAACCGACCCGTACGACTATCAGTACCGATCTTCACACCCTTGGCCTCGAGGTCGCTCACGAAGAAATCCATGTCGCTTTCCCACCACTGGTAATCGGGGTAGAGGGAGTCCAAGTCTTTAGTAATGGAGCTCATGATGGCTCCCCTGTCCCATTCATCAGCACCTGCGCTTGCTGTGCCGGTGTGAACATAGTCGCGCTGAAATCCGCCTTAGAATTCAAGAACCACTGCGTGGCACCATCCTTGTACTCAGACTTCACGAAGTGCGCGTCCTTGAGCGTCGCCATGAAGGCAACACCATCATCCCAAGGTAGTATCATTGATGCACCCCAACCGAACGCTATCAACATCATCGGTCCTTCAAGAGTTGCTACTGCTTTCTTCGTTGCCATGATTATCTCCTTTGATAAGTGCTAACCCCTCTGGTGTTATTGAGTAGTCGGCTATGTTTGCGTTATACGCAGACATATACCCATGAAAAAACAGATTCAAGTGACTGTATTTACTTGCCCATATGCGGTTCGCTCGTACGTTGTGTTCCATCAGCAAGAACTCGGTGAGCGCCACGCGCCTTAACCCCTGCTGAAAATGCGTCAGCGAGCTCGCGGCATGACTGGCTTCATCCGTTGGCATGATCTTCTCCTCTGATATAGTTCCACCCCGCCTCGGTCACGACCCAATAGGTGTAAGTCGAGTCAGGTACCGCTAACGCTTTGCGCATTATGAAGTTCCACTCGGTCTCCACCCAACCCTCGAAGTGTATGCCTAGGTCCTTAGCACGTGCATCGCTATCGCTGCATCGGTTGAGTGCCATAGAAGCCAGTAGTGTTGATATCTCATGGATCCGCATGATTAACTCCTCACAAACCCAACCGGTTCCAGTCATACCGATGGTCGAGATAGTTCTCGGTCGCCTGTCGTGTCCTCGCGTACAGCTCTCGGTAACTCGCGAACGCTTTCATCAGCGACTGCTGAGTGCGCATCACATCATTCGCCGTAGCGTCTGGACGTATGAACAGGCGCATCGCAGTCGACCGCATATCGATATGGAGGTCGTGCAGCTCCTTCATGCTGAGGAATAGTTTGGTTGCCGTTGTTCGGGTCATCATGATCATCTCCTTTGATTTTGTTTACTGGACAGCAGTTTGAACTGCTGTCCTAGACCACATCGTGCGACGAGAGCACCGCATGCCACCAGTCAAGACCTAAGCGTTTCCACTCATGCTCTGCCTCGGCTCTTGTCTTGAACGGCAGTGCTTCACGCACATCGATACAGTGCTTCGCCTTGGTTACCTTCTCGCCATCGTAGTTCTCGCCGATGAAGAATGATGAAATGAATCCGTATTTTGTGTTTAGAAAAAACATGATTATCTCCTTAGTAATGCAAACCCCTTCGGGGTTATGCTGTATTTGTATCCAGCGGTGAAGAACTTCCCTTTGGTACTGCTCCGGTGTAGCACTCTGTACCGGTCGATCAAGTCGTTCAGAGAGAATGGGTTTATGTCAGCGGCAGCTTTAGCTAAGTCAAACTCATCGCCCAACATAGCTAACCCTAACAGTACGCGCACTATGTCATCGTTGCGTATCCGCATCTCCTCGCGCACTAGGGCGCGCCTCTGCGCGGCGTTCATGCTACCTCCCCGTATGGCAACTCGACCTGATACCGCTCGTTCAACTCGTAGTGCTGATACACATCTTTCCAGAACGCTGCGATACCTGCCTTCGGGTTGTTGACGTACCTCTGCATACGTGTACGGTGGTCGTACAGCCGTTGCACATACTGCATAGCGATAGCCGTAGCGTCTACTTCGTCGAGTACGGGGTCGCTGTATGAATCCCATTTCGGTATGTGCGCGGTCGTAACTTCCCCGCCTACGAACGCCGCGCTGTACACCTCGATTAGTTTAGGCACACTCTTAAAATACTTCCGCTTCTCGCGCGCTTCGACCTTCTTCACCCGAACCTTGTTCTCAAATGCTACTGGCGGATCTACTGGGCGTAGGTTGCCCTCACCATCACGCTTGAACAGTAATCCCTTTGACTTCATCATGAAGCTACCCATACCCGCCTTGAGGTTGGTGTCGCGTGCCGACACAGCCAGACTGCCCTGTGAATTAAACGCACCTATCGGCGACATAGCGCTAATCGCGGCACGCGTAGACTGCGAGTTATACCCGCCAGAACAGACATGAATATCTCCGTTGGGATAGTACGTCAGTATGTCCGTGCGGTACAGCGTGATGACGTAGTTATCACCCGCCTTACGGATGCGGCTCTTGGCATTGGCACTGCGCCTGTCCAACGGACGTAAGTCTGTAGTACCGCGCATAGGTTTGATTTCGTCGTATGTTTCCTTTGCTTGCTCGTAGTTCCAGATGCTTGGGTAATTGTTTGAAGTTCCCCACATGATAACCTCCTATAGTTTGTTAACAGCAGACAGCAGAACTAGCGAGCTCGGGTCGAACTCACTTACATCGATGTCTACAACACCCTCCTTCGATGCAACCTTACGCTTCGGTGGCTCGACTGCGCGGACACGTTCCATATCTTCTGGAGGTACATACTCCTCGACCGCAGGATATGCCGCTAACAGCTCGTTGAGCGTCTTGTGTGTACGCAGTAGCTTGTCCAACGTGCCTAGCACCTTCCTCGTCTCCGCTTCGTGGTCGAGGTGCGCTTCGAGCCAGTTACTCATCGCTTCATGTGCGATACCTGTGAAGTCGGTAAGTTGCACGTCGAACGTAGTACCGTAGTTCGAGGGGTAGTACAGTGGGACCGAGGTAATTCTGTCGCGGTACACCCAACCGACACGCACCCCATCGACCACTACTAGGATGCTAGTCTCATTCTCGCACCACTCGCCTGGGATGCGAGCGCGCACATCCTCGTACCCTCTCCACGCGTAATTAGCCCTGT